TCATTCTTCTTTTTTTGCCGAATACTTTATTTTATAATGTTGATCATCATATTCTGATATTTGGACTATCAAACGACCATCCAAACTTTTCCATCCCCCTTTGCCTAATGCTAAATATCGTTCTTCGAAGAAAATATATAAATCCTGCTCTGTTACTTTACTTTTATTTACAATTAAATATGAAGTAAAAAGTGAACCAGTCTGTTTATCAAAGAAATAATATTCTCCCACTGGCGATACTCCTCCCCACCTATAATAAAAGATATCTGGATCTACTTGCATATCATATCCATCTCCTTTTTGTTGAATAAGTTCTTTTTTAGTTAATGTAAAGTTGTATAATGGCTCTAAAAAATTGGAAGGGCGAGGGATAACATTAACTTTTACCTTTATACTTTTCAGGTCTCCTTGAACAACAATATTTGTAGAACCAGCACGCATTCCAACAACCTTCCCGTCGGGAGACACCCTTGCGATTTTCTCATTTTCAGATTTAAAAGAAACCGCCCTTGTACCGTACACATTAATCTTATGAACACTCGGTGGCCAATCCACATCTACCCACAAGGTACTTAAAGTTATTTCATTAACATCCACATACATTTCTGGCGGTGTTAATTCATTGTTACTGGTGCAAGAAGTAAATGAAGCAAACATAAATAAAAATAATCCAATCAAAAACGCAACAAATGCTACTGTTGCATAAAATAATTTTCTCATAACTGTTTTAATAGGTTTTATTATTTTAATATAAAGACAGTATTATAAAGGAAACTCCCTATTTTATTAATAAAAAACACCATATTTTAACAACTTACTTCTGAGCCACGATAATATTCCTTGATTAATAAGGATTACCATTCCCACAAATTATAACTCACCCCAACCCCAACATAGGGACTTGCCTTATTCCCGGAAAAACCACATCCGGCCTGCACACCCAGCCCGAACCGTTTCCGCTTTGCCTGCTCTCTGATGAACATCGTGCGCGTTTTACTGTACACCTCTATACTATCCAGCTTGGCTCGGTATCCTGACACATAAGCCGTATAAAGGCTGTCTTTGTAGATTTTCTGCGTAATAGGCAAATACACCGTGTCCCGAACCGTATCACCCAGTACAGGTACGGGAACAACGAACGGGAACGAATCCACAACGCTTTCATAAACCGGAACGGGAACTGTATCCCGGATTGTATCAATACGATTCGTAATGATCGTATCTCTGCCCACTTCACCCGATATGTGTTCCACCCTTGCCGGACGGAACACGATAAACAGGACAAGAACAACTATGATAATGTAAGGCAAATATTTCATGGCCGTATGATTACAGGTTTCATAAAATTAGAGAACTCCTTCCGTACATCAAAACAAGGACAAGTCTTGATATACTCAAACGGTTCTACCTCACCGTTTCCGTTCAGGTCGGGCGATGTATCCCGGTGTCCGAGCACTTCGATGATAGGATACTCTTTACAAAGCTTTGCAACCAAGTTACGAAGTGAGACTTTCTGCCAGTCGGTCCGGGTATCGGCAGGTTTCCCGTTAGCATCCAATCCTCCAATGTAGCAGATGCCGATACTATGCTTGTTGTAACTCACACCGCTAAATCCCTTGGTGTTACAGTGCGCTCCGTCTATAGATAGAGGACGTCCATTCTCGACAGTCCCATCGAGGTCTACTACAAAATTGTACCCGATCTGGTTAAAACCTCTCTGTTTGTGCATCCGGTCAATGTCTTTCGCATGCAGATCCTGCCCGGCTTTTGTGGCCGAGCAATGGATGATAATAGAATCAATTGTTTTCATTTTTTTTGTTATTTACTTTTTTATTATTATATTTGCGTCCCAAAAAAATATGGATAATATTAAATCGTTACTAGAGTTATATGATGACCAAGAAAAGAATGTATTCAAATCAATTTTAATAAGCTTTTTTCCTATATATCTTATCGGTTATCTTTTTTTTCCAACATTTCAAGTCCTTGATATTTGGAAGAGCCTTTTTCTTATTGCTGGAGTTGATATTATGTTAAATTTCATGTTACTATTTTTACTAACTCCAATAGAAAAGGAAGATTATAAATTTCGATGCCAAATGGTATTATATTCTATTCTACTTATAGTTATAATATCTGCTATAGGGGGATTCTTCATAGGTTTTTCAGTAAGCATTCTTGCTGCAGGGACTATGCCCATCTTACTAGGATTATTTTTATTAAGTTCATTTATTAGAAAAGCAGAAAAAAAAGAAAAATAAGACATATGTCTTCAAAAAATATCCCACCTCAATAATCACTTGGTGGGACCCGATTTGAACATCCACGAACATCACACCGTTTCATTTCCGCCTCTTTCAACTTTAATTCGACTTCATGCCGTTTATGTATTTCCTCCAAATGGGCTGACTGTTCCTGACGGAGCTCTACATACAAAGAATCAATCTTCATGTCACGTTCGGACATGCGCTTCTCAAGCCAATCCACCTGTTTCCGTTCATTTTCGTTCTCCATGCTATCGACTGATGCATCCTCTTTACGGGCATTCGTTTTCCGGTTGACCCAGAAAGAGATCGCCCAGGTAATCGTAGAACTGCCACCAACCGCTCCTAATATCGCTAACCAATCATTTAATCCCATTTCCTTCTTTTATTAAATTTATAATAGTATATTTGAAACGTTTTTTAAAGATTTAGTTCATCCGCCCGGCCTGTGAAGGTAGGACGGATTTCTTATTTGTTCATCAAACTTACAACGGTAGTAACTTCCAGATCGGTCAAGGCACGAGAATAGACCAACACTTCTCTTATCGCCCCTGAAATTCGTTCACCGGCAGTGCCCCACTTATTAAGATTATGTCCAAGTGCGCATCTCTGAACCTGGTTGTACCTCGTAACAGCTACATCATCCATTATATCGAATTTGGTTTCATTCATGTATATGGTCAGGCGGGCACCGGAAAGACGAAGGCCGGCGACAAAACAGGTATTAATCGGCATAGAGGTTGCCAATTTGTAATTTTTGCCACTGACTGTCGCAACTATACCGTCAGCCGTAGTTCCTAAACTGTAATTGTAGTTTGAACCGGAATCAACGTTGGGATAGAACAGTTTCTTTATCCCGAGTAAGCCGTCTAATCTCACTTTCACAAATACAGTAACCGCATTGTCCGCACTCAGCCCCCCATCATTGAGTGTACTGTTGACTACTTTACAAGTTGAATCCGTTCCATAAACCAATTCATTCATACCCCAACCGTCATCTAAGGTACCGGCAAAACCGGACAATGTGAAATCATTGCCATTGCCTGACAAATCAGGCCAGTTGGTTTCAGGATTTCCCATGCCTGACGCATTCAGATGTAACAGCATGTCGACAGGATACTGATCACCGGCAGCCTCTAAAACATGGATGGAATGTACATTGGAGATAGCGGTTTCGGATACGGATGTTGCGGTAATATTAACGCTGCCAACCTTCTTCAGTGTGACAGCCCCGTTATCTACCGCAGCCACTTCTTCGTTATCACTTGTCCATGTAACAGATTTATCCGTCGCATTCTCGGGGAGGACAGATGCGGTAAGCTGTATGGTATCCCCAACCTGTCCATCCACATCCCCGGATATCAAAACCGAACTGACCGGGACGTATGCGGCAGTTACGGATATGGCCTTGATGCCCCAAACGGATGTATTTGAGACGGACGTAGCGGTAATCGTAACCGTACCCTCGCCTCTGAGGGTCACCAAGCCGTTATCATCAACCGTTGCTATTGAAGTATTATTGCTACGCCATGTAACGGATTTATCCGTCGCATTCTCCGGGAGGACGGATGCGGTCAGTTGCACCGTACCGCCTATTTCCCCGCTATCAGTCCCGGCAACGGTTACAGATAGTACATCGATCGTTTCGTGAGTCTTTGAACAGGTTGTCGTAAAACTGTCACTGATTTGACTGTTATACGAAGACATTGCGGTGATTGTAACCGTACCGTCCTTTTTCACAGACACCAAACCGCCTTTACTGACCGTCGCAATACTTTCATTGCTGCTTTTCCAGACAACACCTTTCTGTGTTGTGTTCTCAGGAATATAAGAAACAGACAGCTGTACGCTGTCGGTTATAGTTGCCGGCTTGGAGTGAATAGTAATATTGCCCACTTCGACAACTACAGGAGGGGTGTCAGTGATGGTCACCGTACCTAAGTTCTCGGTAAATCTTAAATCTGATATTTTAAATGCTACTCCCATGTTTCTTTTTACTTTAATGATGAATAATAAGTCCAGGCGTAAATCTGATAACCAATATCACGGTATCCGGCAATGCCTAAATGCAACGGGTCTTTCTTCAAGATAGACATCCGCTGCCCTGTACCGGGAGACATCCCCCAAACACTGCCAGGCGAGGTCGTATAGGTATCTGTACAAATAAACGTATTTAGAAAATAGATTTTCGACTTGTTAATGCCCGCATCGTCGGCAAACGCCCTCTGCAAAGCCTTGAAATGAATCCATTTGTATTGCGTATGCGGTTCCCAGACCGGTTCATTCGTTACATTCTGATGCCTTTCAGGATACAACGTACCCGGGGAGGGGGGAAATATTACAGCCACCTTTACAGAAGGTACGGCAGAGATACAGGCTTCCGCAATCGCTTTCAAGTCAGCATACAGTTTTTCCGGATCATTAAAGGCGGAAACATCATTGGTGCCCAGCAATAGTACGATGTGGGTAGGTGTGCAAACCTTCATATACTGTGTGATCTCCGTCACGCTGTTTCCTGCGGTACTACCGACGGACAGCTCTGTCACACCGTCATCAGAATGGGTCTTATAGTTGTCAAGGTAGAATTGTAAATCGAATTTAATATCCCCGGCTTTGTTCACATTAAAAAACGGGTTACGTCCTGTCGTTATAGTATTGTTGACAAGACCGTTATAATAGTCGGCCGCCGCCTGCTTTGCGGCAGAGCTCCCTCCATTCCACGACACAGAAGGCGTAGAGCCATTCCATGCCACCTTAAAAGCATCCTCATTCTTGATATAGCTCGGATCTATCACTTTGGAAGGTACGGAATGCACCAGTTTCGTTCGATCGACATTCCCTGAATAGCTGTCATATTCCCCATATTGGGCATCAAGGCCGAGTAAGTACCACATGCCTTTATAATTAGTAGTATTAATGACGTGCCGGGCATATACACTTGCGGTCCAGCCACCTCTCCCCTCTGAATGCGAGACAAGGGTCATCTCCTTACCGTTTACAGTCCATTTACCCCAGCCGTTATACCTGTATCCGGTTGTCCCGAGGGTGATATACTGATTTTCTTTCCCTCTTAATGCTTCATCGGTCATTCCTAGTTTTTGAGCGAAAGAGAAAAAACTATATTCAGGATATTCGCTACTACCTCCTGAGTTGGCGGCGAAACTGTCACCGACAGTTAACAGCCTGACCTGTTTTGATACGGCCTCCGAATACACTTTTCTTAAAGTATAAGGTACCGGATAGGTACGCAGATTGTTTTCGCAACCGACAGACACGCTCATGTCTATGTCCTTCGTGGTACCGTTTGTCATCATTGCATCCGTTGATGACAAACGGCCGATAGCAGGAAGGGCGGTATGCCCGCCATCCAACAGAGGATAATGTTTCCCGGAGGCGGTGTCATTTGTAAACCGCTCCGATTGAAGAACCGGAATGAATTGGTTCTCGGGATATTTGTTATCAACCATGTACAAATCATCAAATATGATATGATCAAATTCATGATCGGACATCCCACTTCCGGAAGGCAGAAGCGATTTAAAATGCGGGGACAGCTCCGCCACGTCAAATCCGTCCGCATCATATTTCATGGCCACCTTACCTTCCGGATCGATAAAGAACGCTCCGGGCTCGTCTGTCATATCCACCGGACCGACTTTCGTCTCTACATATGCCGCGTCCACTTTCGTTCCTATTTCCTGCCGGATTTCCGAATCGTCATAGTTGGCCAACCCCTCCAGCTTAGTCTTTTCCCCGGTGGTGAAATTATTATCGGTATGCACGTACAATTCATCTGCAACCAGATTAGTGTCATTTACCAATTGTGAAGTACGTGAAGGAATCAGGGATATGATATCCGTACGTAGGTCAGACATAAGGCCGGACAGTGTTTCCGTATCGGTAATCCCCTGCAGGAAAGCTTCTATCTCACGGAAAGTGTCAATGGCTGAGCCGGCCGAACCTCCGATTAAAGTATCGAGCCGGCCTTTTAAAGCGATAATATCCTCCCGAAGGGTTGTGTCATCATAATTAGTGAGCTTTTCCAGCTTTAACCTCAAAGTGGCAGTAAAATCCTCAGTGGAGAGTTGTTTGCCGGGGATGGCATCAACCTTCTTACTTAACTGATCCTTAGTGGCCAGTCCGGACACGTCAGGCAGTTCTGATTTCAAAGCGTAGTTTCCCCGGAGCTGCAAGTCCAGGTCACCGGAACTTCGGTTACCGGACAATGTAATGCCGTTTATTTTCGGGCGATTGGACAGACTGTCGTAATCGGATATGCCTTCCCCTCCTGAGCTGCCGTTAGGATCACCGATACGCAGATCGGCGGACAAGGCGACTGTCTCGGTATGGATATGATTGTTGTCATCACCTCCCGCCTGACAAGAGCAGGAAACAAGTTGGAAAGCATCGCAGACATCAAATGTGTTTTGTCCTCCATCCCGCAAAAGCGTACAGGTTACGCGATAAGAACCACTATGCTTCTGCATGCCGGATAGAAAATCGAAAGTGATTTCATTGCCGGACACCGTGAAGTTCTCCACCGCCTGACGGGCGTAAACGGTGGAAAGCTCCAACCGGAGCGTTTTATCTTCAAGATTTTCAGGAACCCCGTTCCGTGTTACTTTCAACGTGACACGGAAATCGTTGCCGATCCGTATTTTTTTCATGATAATAAGCCGTTTATAATATTGTTAAACTCTTCATCCGTTACCGCGCGGTTATAGGCGATCACGTCCTTTATGACAGCCGGGGCAACGTTAACGACACGGTCATAACCATACTGAAAACTTGAACCGATCGTTGTATACACCTGCGTGGTATCCCTGACAAAAGCGCTTGTTCCGTCAGCTGTGTTCTTGTTGTGGAATATTCTCACCGAATCACCATTAAGGATAACGCCGACAACGATATCCGTATTGAAGTAATTATTCAATGCCAGTTCGACAACTTTCTCGGGACCCGCCATCAGGACAAGCTTGTTGGCGTTGTTGTAAAGCTTTATGTTTGAGTTATTGAACTGCTTGCCTTCAGAGGAGAAATAGACCCCGTTATAAGAATAAGCATTGATTTTCATAAACAGAGAAAATCCCTTATCAGCAGAAATACCGCCGGCCGGCATACTGTCGTTCTCACAAAGGCAGGTAGAGCCGCCGAAGCGAAGGCCGTTATTCCAACCCGTTTCATCATCGAACGCGAACCCCTTCAGGATGAAGTTATTTCCGTTACCTGATTTATCAGACCAAACGGCCGCATCCGCATCTGCATTCTGCTTGCCAAAACTCTTCAAACGAAGGATCATTCCCTCTACCGGATAACTTTCCGGAACAAACTTCTGGACCTTAACCTGAATTTGTTTCTGAACGTTAGGCTCAGACTCGGAGGTCACGGTTATTGTAGCAACTCCCGAGTTTTGCAGGCTCACCACTCCACTGCGGGTTACACGGCAGACCGTAGGATCGGAACTTGACCATACTACCTCTTTTAAGGTAGCATTCGTCGGAAGAGCCGTACAAACCAATTGGGTGGCATCACCCTCGTAACCCTCCACGGCTGCCTGGCTGAGTTCCAGAGAAGTAACAGGCACATAGTCGACGTCTGTTGTACAAGATGCTTGAAAACTGTCTGAAACCGTACGGTCATAGGTAGAGGATGCCGAGATGACAACCGTACCTGTCTTCTTTACGATCACTTTGCCCGAGCTTGTCACGGTGGCGACACTGTTATCGGAACTTTTCCAGGTCACGCCGATCTGATTGGTATTCACAGGGAGATAGGTCACGAATAACTGCTGCTCGCGAAGAAGGGAAGCGGCCTTATTTGCGATATGTATTGATTCGACAACGATCACGTCGCTGGACATCAGTTTGACTTTTCCTACATTAAGGGCGCTGAAATCAACACCCTTGACTACGATTGCTTTTCCCATATCTATATTTTTTTTTAATTAAACGGAAGTATAATTACACCAGGCGTATATCTGATATCCTAAATCACGGTAACCCCACCGGCCATGGTGTATGCGGTCAGGGTAACACCAGGTCACCTCGTTGCCTTTGTTGTCCTTCATCTCTTTGTAATTGGGGGAAGAACTTGCGGAGTCCATGACGAACCATGCGGGAATGAAATAAAATCCGGCATCTTCTTGTGAGGCGAAGTTCCCGAAATGAGCGGAAAGCTGTTTGTAATACTCGAATTTAGCTTCATCATGCGAGGCCCAGGGGGTTAGCGTGCAGACATCCGGATATCGTTCCGGGTAATAAGTTCCCGGTGCAGGAGGAAAGATGAAGCCGACTTTTGCACCCGTCACAGAACGGATATCGTCTGCCATGGCCTTGATATCACGATAAGTCGTCTCGGCATTATAAACCACTGTCACATCATTCGTACCTAATACCATGCACACGTGCGTGGGGGTGCAGACATGGATATTCCCGTCAATAGCGCTTATCATTGAACCGGCGGTACTGCCTGGAATCAACGGGGTCACACCGTCATCGGCATGAGTTTTGTAGTTGTTCAAATAATACTGAAAATCAAATTTAAAGTCACCCGCCTTATCGGGATTAAAGAAAGGATTGCGGGCGGAATTACCTTGGGCCGGTCCCCGGTTATACAGCAAATCATTATACCAATTCACCGCTAAAGCTTTCACCGAATCAGTTTCATCCCATGCCGGAGGGTTCTCATAACCGGAAAGGGCGAGTCTGTATGTTGACTCGTTGATGATACAGCCGGCATCAATCTCCGTAGAGGGAGTATCCCATACAAGATAGCTCTTTTCCGTCGTATAAGCGCCATGGCTTTTATGGAGGTTCAGGATATACCAACCGACCGAAGCGGTATTAATTAGCACAACGTGACGGGCATAATTAGGAGTAGAGATGCCGGAGCGGGCTTCGGCATAGGCAGACAAAGTGTATTTCGTATCCTTGTATCCAAACTGTGTCGTCCGGTGGTTACGGCTGCCTATCGTTGTGAAACGTCCCTGGACGGCATTCTCCACGTCATCGATCATCCCAAGCATTTGGGAGTATGAAAAGAAAGAGTAATCTTCACGGACACTTCCGTCCGGCCAAGAGTATGCCCCTTCACCGTAACTGTCGCTAATGACCAACAGCCGTACCGGATTGGTGCAGGCCCCGGAAAAAACCCGCTTGAGGGTGATAGGCAAACTGTACTCTTTATCATTAGCCTCCTGTGATAATTTCACGGTAAGAAGATTCTCGGATTTACTGCCGCCGGTGAGGATGTTTTCATCGCAGGCTATGCTGAAATATCCGTTGTTGACTTTCGGAAATCTGACGGAAGCCCGGACGAACTTCTCCGAATTAAAGCGTTGAATGATGTTGTTTGCATATACCCGATTATCCACCCGGAAAAGGTATGAAGGGGAAAGGTACTCGAAGTCCTTGTATGAATTACCACCCCCGCTTCCGGAAGCCGAAGCCACAAGGGTTTTAAAATGAGGGGAGAGCAGGGGGGCGTCGATCCCCATTTCATCGAACTTAAAGACGACATATCCGGATTCATCGGTTATGTAAAAACCATATTCATCGGTATCACGGATACCGTAGTCAACGATACGGTTATCCGTCGCGTTCATCGCGATAATCACTTTGATTAATTCTTCAAAATGCGGGGACAGCTTAAACACGTCCATGCCTTCGTTGTCAACTTTTAAACCGATATTGCCATGTTCATCGGTAACGGCGAAACCGGAACCCACATATTCACTCACGATTCCGGATATAAATTGAGCGATGAAGTCACCAACAGTCACCGAACCGGCGTAATGCTGATTACGGGCAACCGTTATCAACATACGGTCATTCGCGTCCAGTTTGACCTGAACTCCGAAATCTTTTATATCAAGCTTTAATTCTTCTGCCATATTATTTCATTTATCTGTTATCACCACACATCGAAAAACTAAATCCGGGTCCCTGTTCGACATTCCCGCTTGTATCAAAGATGGAAACCTTGAAAGAATCAGCTGTGAAGCTGTGGAAGGAAGCGAACCTCTTCGCGTAATTGGTCGAGCACACGGAACCGGTCACATAATACCTTGTATGCCCCAGGTTATGTTGGACCGTGAAGCTGCCATCCTTGTAGGAGATGGAGTAACCCGTACCGTCCCATTTTCCATATTTATAAGGGACCGTTATGTTATTATCCACAACTTCCACGCGCATGCCTCTCAACAGCCCGGGAACATCCATGCGCCCGGAAACGACCATAAGCGCTATGTTGTCGCTATTACTACCGGAAGCCCCGGCAACGATAGCGATGTTTTCGGGATCCATCTGATCCTTGCCAACACGATTATTCTCGAAACGGGCCACGGTACTGACACCCCCCATGGTCGCAGGGAGCAAGTTACTGCCAATCCCTGCGAATGTTTTAACCAGGTCGTTTCGGAATACTATGTACGCATCATTATTAAAGCCTTTATTCGTAAGCCCGGTGCCTTCAATGTTTAATCCTGCGATCGTGCCGTTATCGGCTTCAACACGCCCTTTGAAGATATACTTTCGGGACAAGGGATCCAGTGTAAAGACTATTTCGTTGTCCACAATACCGAAAATACCGGTATGTTTCACACCGTCGATCGTTATGCAGTCCCTGCCAAAAGCAACTCCGGTCAGTTTACCGGTCACTTCATCACGGATGCCGCTGAACATCTTAGGTGATACCACATACTCACCGGCTATCTCCGTCTTGTTAGAATTCCACTCCTCGATCCAGGGGAGTAAATTTGCGTCGGCTCCGTTACGGATACGAGTTACGTTAAAAGTTTGGGGGACGGTAATCTTGCCCTCGCAGTTAACGACAATGTCCAGTGTGGCCTTATCAGCTGAAATCTTCGTTACCGTAATCACTCCGTTGGCGATGGTATATTCACAGGAAGAGGCCGTGATGCTCACTGAATATTTGCCGGTCATAGCGGTATCTGAATATTCCAACCGGTCGGCGCCGTGGAAGGCAAAGATTTCAGTCTGTACCTGATATCTGCCTGTCACAACACGCTTATCACTCGTATAGACTTTTTCTTCCCCGGACACGACATTAGTCATGTCATAAAGGGAAGTGTCAAGTTCGCCATCTCCGTTAACAGCTACTACGGCATCATAGCTGCTCAATGAAACGGAATAGGCATCGTCACCGTCATAGCTGTAGTTAGCCCACAGCTTCGGGATGGAGAACGCTCCCCAGGAACCGTCCGTCTTCCGGCGGCTACTGGAGAATTCATACGGCCAAAGGGCGGAAGTGCCTTGCTGGTCGTCCGTCCAACCGTCAGGAACATATTTGTCCTGGTTACGGGAATCGGGAGTACCTGGAGTAATGTTCTCTTTTTGTTGGCAAAAAATGATTTCATAGCCGGGACCGTCATTCCCGTCTGCACCATCTTCAACAACCGGGATACGCTCTGAATCAAGCAGGGTGCCGCTGGCCAGGTCGAGAAGCTCAATATCCACATATGCAGTGTTAACCGTTATCGTAACCGCATTCCCGGTGGTCCACATCGAATCATCCGAACGTTTGAAACGGACACTGGTGCCAACCGAATCTTCCGGAAGGAGGTTGCCCGTTTTCTGCAAAGCCTTAATATGGATGCGGGATACGTCGACACTTCCATCCTGGCTGCGCCTGATAACATCAAGGGGTAATTGCAGGTAATGGATCGTCACGGGTTGTCCATCGGCACCGGCACGCGCTTTTGATACGGTGAACGTGATGGATGCGACCACAGCGTCATTTACTTTTGCGCAAACGAGCAGCCGGACGGAATCCGTCGTGGTGGGGATGCCGGTTACGCGGAGTTCGTCTCCGGAAAGCACGAAGGTAACTCCTTGCGTCACTTCCGAGATTTCAAACGCACTTTCTGTCAAGGTCTGGCCGACATATAGCTGCACTTTCGTATGCGCCAGGGAGTAATCAGTCACACGTCCGTTATTGTCAGCCGGAACTGTCGCGGAATCATTCGTGAGATTGATATAGTAAGGTGAGACACCATCCTGGGCATAACGGGACCAGGGGGCGGGCGTGGAAAAAGCACTCCAGACACCATTGGCTTTAACACGACGGGATACAAGCTCGTAAATATACGTAGAAGTAACCCCGAGAGGGTTGTCCGTCCAGCCGGGAGGGACGAAATCATCTCGGTCCTCTGACACGGGAGCCGGGACTGTATCGGTTGCGGACCGCAAGAATATAAACTCGATATCCTTTCCGTCAGCACCGGTAAAGCCCCGTTCGCCATACACGCGGGTTAGTGTAAAGGTCTTCGTAAAGGAAGCCATGCCCTCACAGTTTATTTCTATGTCCAGAGTGGCCTTGTCCTCCGTGATCTTGGTAATTGTAATCACACCGTCGGAAAGGGCGTATTCACAACCTTTCGGAATGATGCCTGCTACATATTTACCGGTACCGATGGTTTCACTGTACTGAAGGACGGTGTTCCCATGGATAGCCTGAATCGACGTTTGTACTTTGTACTTAGTAGTGACAATTCCCATACCTCCGGAAATCACTTTCTCTTTACCGGAAACGATATTGACTATTTCATAGATGGAATTGTCTATCTCACCGTCACTATTGACGGCTATAACGGCGTCATAACTGCTCAGGGAAACACTGTAACCGTCTTTGCCGTCTTTCCCTTTAAACTCCTCCTTGTGATCTTCCAGCCATTTGATGATGCCTGTAATATAGACATTATTTAAGTATGCAGAGTATCCGGACAGATCTTCTCCGCTTATACTCAGACCGGAACAATCACCGAACTGCATAGCGATATTCCTCTCTGGATCAATCTCCCAGGTGTTGACGCCCGTAAGATAACGTTTGTAGGTACGGGTAGAGTAAGCCGACGCCTGGCGGGATTTATCTTTCGGATTCCCGTAAACGGCAAACTTCATGGCTTTGCAGGGATGAACGGTCATCCCGGATTTGAGGGCATATCGGAACCGTTTACCGTCATCAAGCAATTCTACCGGAGTGAAGTATGAAGTACTAAAGCCGGCAAGGGTTTTAAAGCCACAGCTATCTATCGCTTCCGATGTGCTGTTCAGATTGTGGAATATTCCTCGACAAAAATCATTCAGGTGGATGCCGCTGAGTTCATTTTCCTCTAATTTAAGGGTAACGATCTGTGAAACGGTATCTACCGATTCTATCAAGCCGAAAGCTCTTGCGTTCCAAAGTTCTCCTGATACTACATCGATCCGGTTAAAACGGTATTCGGGAGCCTCAAGAAACTCCCGAAGAGTCAAACCGGTCATTTCGGCGTAACCCTTTTCATCAATAGAAGCACCGGTACCTAGGAAACCGGGAGAATACTTACCGATTTCCAACCCTGCTAACAATTTTAACAGATAGTTAGTGAAGTCGGTTTGATCTTTCCGAAGAAATGTCTCCAAAGAACGAAGTGCGGAAAACGCATTACTATCCGTGGCAGGTGTAGAGTCATTCCGTCTGATGAGATACACACCGCTACCACCTCCACCTGTATAGGTCTGTCCGGCAAGCGTAATATTCTCTATCTTTTCTTCCAGCTCACTAATACGTGAGTATGCCGCCGTTTCACCAACCGTATAGACAGGTGAATCAAACGGATAGTCAAGGTTAAACTCAAACCCAATAATTCTTGACTGTCTTCCGTTTTCGAAGTAGGCTTTGCTTATGAGGTTTACCTTTTGACCTATACCATAGAGATTATGAATACTATCTTCCCTGTATGCGTCATCGGACATCATCTTACAGTTGTAAGTATTGGGGTCTATCTTAGATTTGGCAACGTACTTTTCTGTCTCGGCCTTCAATTCCTGCTCGGCAGACGATACAAGCCCTAATTCGGTTATCTTTGTGCTGTCCCAACCTGACAATACATAAGTGCCTCCATTTTCAGGAACAAGCACACCATCAGGCAACGGTCTGCCGTAGTCCTCGTTACGTACAATCTCCCAAAGCTGTTCATCCTTGCCATCGGGGTCAAAGGTGACAGCGAACATCATACCGTTTAATTTTCCCGATTGGAAGGTAATTTTCAGTTCCTCACTGGGAAGAACATAATCCTTCGAGAAAGTTATCCCTGTGTCCTTGAAACGGTAGGCGTTCCATTTCTTTTCGGTAATCGTTCCATCAGCATTCTCGATGGTTTCGGTGTACTCTTTAGTGGTAATGTCCGACATCGTTCCAACTCTCCGTGGATAGACCTCATCGAAGATAACAACCTGTTCGATGGCTTCCTCGGTAGTCATATTAGGGTATGCGTCAATGTAGGGAATACCCTCGGGCAGCATTAATCTTTTCTGAACCACACCATTCACCACCACCGTTTCATCAATGGGGCGGTAGTTAGTGGGAATGTTCCTTGTAGAGCCAAAAGCATAGATACGGGTAGCGTAGGTTGACTGGGATTCGGAACGTGTCATTTCGACCACGTTCTTTGCTATCTCAAAGTCAACAGCCGTGCCGAACTCACAACGCCCGAAGTGAATGATATTCTCTGTTACCCAACACTCACAATCCCATTTTTTTGCCATTTCAAAGCAAGCGTCAAGAATGTTGATGTTGTCGTAAGACATCAACTGAGCTTTATTTTCAACCGTGCTGTCAATGGAAAAAACAAAATCCTGTCCTTTGTATGTGTAACCAAGAGCTTTTAAATTTCTCAGGACTATACCAACTTGAACATCCAGTGGAGCGGTCAGGTTCCAGGACGCTTCCTGTCCGGCTGTCTCTGGGGTGTATTTGAAAATTTTGTTTTTCCATTTCCAGTAATAAGCGTCCAAACGAAGTTCGTAATCATAACTTGCCGTTATTGCATTGTAAGCGGGTTTCTGTATGTCACATATCTCGAACACTCCCAAATGTCCATCATCTATGTAATCACCAAGCTTGAAAAAAATCGGTTCATCCAAATTGAACTTCACAGTAACATAGTCTTCCTTCATTAAAAGGAATTTTCGTTTCGAGCCTTCATTTACAATAGTAGAAAAACGAATACTGCCAGATATGTCTTTGATGTCTATCATAACATCCTCAAAGTTCGGAGATAAAAAAAAGAAGCCCTAAATATTCGGGCCTCCTGTTGTGACATCAGAAATAAGGTCACAAATTAAGTTCTATTTGCTGGATTAGGCTCGCATACTTTCATTGCAATTTTTGAGAAAGTCCGATCTAAACTCATAGCGTATGATACTGCATTTTTGTAATACACATGATAAATATCGCTGCCGAGTATCGGCACTTGGATACTAACCAAACCTGAAGACATTTCTTCCATAAACGCCTTGTAATTAGCTATATAATCACTTTGCGTATACCCTTGAATCGTAAATGTAAGGGTCATATCCCTTTCATCTGCTTTTTTATTATTTAAATTGATGTTTTTACCATTTTCCAGACGACTTTTATTCTCAATATAATCCTTTACCGGCGGTGGCATTAAAAGTACATTTAAAAAGTTATCTCCCATGTTCACCCCCCAGATATCAAAGGCATCTTTTCCATTTATTAATAATTCTCCACTCATAGTTATAACGCTTTTTTAATGTTATCATTTATACTGTCTATTTTTTTATTCATTACAGGGGTATTTTTAGCCATTTTAGATACACCTTCTACAACATCATTAAATTTTTCAATCTGATTTGTACGTAGTTCATCAACTATCCCTTTCAGACTTGATACATCAGAAGCCAAAGACTCTATCTTGTCAGTTGGAAAATTAATCGTTATCTGTGGCTGATAGCTACTTGCAAGTATTTCCCTTGTCTGTCCGGCAATATCAGGCACATTAGGCATAGTTAAAAGAGGATAATTCTCACTAGTAAGATCAAGCAATGACATCTTTTCGTTGATCGATGAAAGCAAACCCGTTTGCTCTATTGCTTGATTCTTGATCTCTTCCCCAATTATCTGTAAAGCAGTAAAACGTCCGTTTAGTTCTTCTCCAGTATCTTGAGACATGGCCTCAAATCCTCTTTTTGTAGAATCCTGAGAGGAAGATTCGGATGTCCAGCCAAGCAACTCTTTCAATTTATCCCGCTCTTTAACCGCGTCGGTAACAATATCGTTCCATTGCTCCTGCAACTTTTTATAATCTTCCTCAGAAATACCTGTTTTATTATCGTTAGCAGCAGCAAAAGCATCATACCATTTTTGTAGTTCGGCTTTATACTTATTACCAAGCATAGTGGTAAGCATAGCCTTCTGCATATACCTCTCAAAATTATTAGCAAAGTCTTTTGCCGAACTATCCATATCCATCAAGGTATCGACAAAGTTATCAAATACACTATCAAATGAAACTTGGGTAAGCTGTTCTTTGACTTGATTCTGTATATCCTCTAATTTTTCGGAACCATTCACAATATCTTGTATATACTTTATAAAGTCTTCGTTGACAGTATTGAGGATAGAGACTAGCTTAGGGTCGGCAAGCACTTCTTCTAACTGTTCTGCTGAAAGATTTAATAAAGTTTCTGCATTTGTTACAGATTCACCAACAGCACTGGATATTCTAGCCCAATCTTCTTTATTAAGTCTTTTTTCTATTCGTTTGCCTAAAGAACTTGACCCGATACTGGACCCACTTTTTCTTAATTCATTCAGAAGTTCATAATATCTTTGTGTTTGTTGCTTTATCAGGCTTTCGGCCTCTTTCCCGACTTTATACGCTTCATCCCCATAAGACATATCAATATACTCTTTCTTCTTATTGATAAGTTCATCCCACACTGAATTAAGAGCTTCATATTGTGACTTCATTTCATTGTATCGGGAATAATCAGCACCAAACAAACCATCCAAGGCCTTTACAACAGATGAAATACCAGATACCGCGCTCATGGCACCACCTACAATATCACCAGACATTATCTGACCAACTCCCATGGTTGTTTGACCAACTCCATCTAACACATCAGAAATACCGGCTATTTTATTACCAAGATCGTCGTTGCCAAATATTGTACCGAGGTCCTGACCAAACTGAGATATAGCAGGAGTAAATTGAACAATAGCATTCCCTATTTCTAAAACACCCTGAACAATATTCTCTTTACCCCCTTGTGCTATCTTATCTCTCGCTTGCTTTACTTGCGTTTCGAAAAGTTTAAAAGGACTTTTCCCACCCAATTCCCCTTTTAAACGATTAATAGCATCTCCGAGCGCTTCTACTTGATCAGTTGAAAGCTCCAAGTTTTGAAGGGTATTGTCACTTATCCCCAGACCTAAAATATCCTTCTTTGAAACTGTCTTTCCACCAATTTTAGCATTTCCCTGTTCATCCTTAACGGCACCAAGGTATTGCATCAATAATTCGGCTTTTGCAATGATGGACTGAATCTCGTTCACACTCTTTTGGGAAGCATCAGCAAAGAGCTGCCCCATTAAGGTTGTACTATTCTTTACGGAGTTGTCAAAATCATCAAGGGCATTAGCTTTATCTTTCATCAAGATAGCTGCATCGCCTGCCGTTTCGGCCTCCTTTATGGCCTTATCATATTTCTCAATAATGGCCAGCCTTTTCTGTTGATAGTTGCCAAACTTGATAAGATATTCATTCCAAGCTGCTTCTTGATCTCGTATTTTATCATCAAGTTGCTTTCTGGACGTATTTTCTATAATGGTATCCCAGATAGAGCTAATCTTTCCTGTATCCACCTTAGAAGAATCAAAAGTCTTTTTCTGATATTTGTTATTCTCTTTGGCCTTCAACTCTTCCTGAGCATCAAAAATCTCTTTCTCAGCTTGAATTACAGCCTGGATCATATCTTCTTTTTGTCTTTCCAGTGATTGGATCTCTTTCCGGTTATCCAATTTCCTCTGCATACGCTTCTTCTCAGCTCCTTCAGCCATAGCATTGATCTCAGACCGTGAAATATCCATTTCCATATCTTCGGTCTGCCTTTTACGCTGGATTGCCTGTTTGCGTTCTATTTCAGAGATCTTATCATTCTGGGAACGAATGCCTTCTTGCTGTTTGCGAAGCTTGTTAGCAGCAGATTCTTGCTTATTAGAAGAAGAATACTTATCTATCTGTTTTTGTGCCTCCTTTAGCTTCTTAACATTATCCTTGTAACTCTTTACAACGGCAGCATCTATACCTTTAAAGTTACCAGCATCCATTAATTTCTTTTGAGAAGAATTTATTTGCTTTAATGCAGCATCAGCTATCTGCACTTGCTGTTGCCAATAATCATATGTACCTTTTTCGGGCTGGGGAAAGAGATCGTCTACTTTTATCTTTTTCTGTATATATGCTATTTTTGAATCGTAATTGGCTACTTCTTTAGCAATAGCATCATATTGTTTCTTAGCATTTTGCGTTATTGTTTTCTGCAAATCACTCCCATTACTAGCTAATGCGATCTTCGATTTCTCTAAGGTATTAAGAGAATTGAGCCTCCTAAACTCAGCTTCTTCTCTTTTTTTTGTCAACTCAGTAATTTTATCTGCATATGCTCTAGCCTTTGCTGATTCTATTATTTGTTTTGATAATGACCGATAAGCCAATTCGAGTTTACCAAGATTTACCAGTTCTCCATTCATTATATTAGAATGTTGAGGGTATTTCTTCATCCACTCGTTGACGGCTGCTGTACGTTCCTTTGTTGACAAGGAAGTGTCTTTTAGTTTTTTATATAACAAATCAAGTTCCGTTCTTTCTTTTATGGAATCAGAAATGGCTTTTTTGCGAGCTAACGCCATTTCTTGCTCGGCAGATAGTAACTCTTTAATTGTATCCTTAGCTTTAAATAATCCAGCTATCCAATCTATGACCTTATCACCGTACAAAGTCAGAAGTGTAATCCCGACCGTCAAAACACTTTGCCAACTGAATAACGAAGATACTATTTGTTTCCATACTGGAGTAGCCGACTGCCCAGACTTCTTCAATAAATCATATTCTATTCTTGCTCGCTTAATTTCATCAGCAAGTATCGGTAAATTATTTGAAATAGCAGAGAAAAAGACTTTAGGTCCATAAGCCAAAGAAGGCAGCTCTCTTCCCACCTGTTGTATTGACATACTAAGTCCGTTCCACTGCTTGCCATAATTCCCAATATTTCTCTGATGATTACCAATCGTGGCATCAAGTTCTTTAATTCTTGCATCTGCTTGATTGATAGAAGTAAGTAGTTCTTTACCTATTGGAGAGTTACGTTCTTCCTCCGTAAGTTCACGATAGGCTACTTTCATTCTTGATAAAGACTGTGAAAGCCCGTTCATTGAAGTAGCAGCTACATTATCAAGTTTGACATTGTTGCTTAATGTTTGTCGTACTTCCGATAGTGCAGCTTTATGAGTTAACAATGAATTATTAAGTTGTTCAATCCTTTTTTGTTGAGTAGATGAAAGAATAGAATGTTCACCTTGTAATTTAGTTATTTTCTTTATCTCAGCATTTATCAAACGAATAGCATTCATTTCATCTATCATGCGTTTGACATTAGCTTCCCTTGTTCCAAGAATAGCATTAATTTCGACTTTCAAATCCTGATACGCTTTTGCCTGCGTTTGAATGCCTGCCGTTTCTGTCGCATTTACTCCTTGTAAATTTGTATTCCCAGTATGTGCAGGAAATCCAGCAGCTTTAGACACTTTCTCCTGCGCTTGGATAATCCTTTCAGAAGCATCATTAATTCTTTTGGTGGAAAGCATAATTTTCCCCTCTGCTTCTACCACTTTCGCAACCAAAGCATTGTATTGCTCAGTCAGAGACTTTAATTGTGCTTCCATTCCCTTAGCAATATCAATATCAACCTTGATATTGATACCTTTCAATGCTTTCTTAACCTCTTCTATCTCGTTCTTCAGTTTACGCAACTTTTGAACGTCACTGTCTACATTTGATATAATTCCTGCCATTTTTATAGTTTTTTCTCTATTTGTCTTCCTGCATACAAAATTGCCGAATCTAATACATCATACCCCTTTGAACGCACAAAGCTGGCATAAGGCATTCCATCAGCAAGATATAGACCATCTTTGGGTTTTTCCGAATAGATAAGTAAATTCTCCGTTTCACTTTTCGCCTCGGGGTGAGAACTGTCGGCGGCAACTTCCATCCATATTATTTGCCCGTCTTTTACAACACAAGCACCTGGGGCATTACGCAAATTAAAAGTGTGGTTCTGATATTCTTTTAGCCCACCACTTCCACGGGCATTTTGCGCAATACGAATGCACTCTTTGCCTATTTCAATGAGATTTGAATAATACTCATCTTCTACTTGCTGAATTAGTTCATTCAATCCTGAAATATCTCCCTTAAATTCCATTGCCTTTTATTTTCAAAATTACTCTATTCATTATTTTCTATGGAATTCCCCTTTCCCTAATCCGTGACATCCAAATGAAAATCATGAATTAGTTTTAGCTTTTCAATACTCGTTGAGTGCATTTTATCAATCCAAAGACTTCACAACAACCGGGTTGTGAAAGATTTGATAAAAATAGCTTTAGATTCCCTCTTTGAGGGATTTTTCTTATATTAGAAATACCACATTTAGCCAATTGTGAGAAAACAGATATAAAAGTAAAGGTACAGTCTGTAAAATAGGCTTTCAAAAGACAATGATATACGACAATGGGAGAATTGTCGTGAAATAATTGGGGATAGCAAAAATTTTAGATAGTTTTGTAAAATATTTAATTAGGAGTTATGGCCATGAATACTATTTTTAACATTTCAATTATTATATTAGGTATAATCCAAATAATAATGATTATTAAATTCTTTGAGATTGCTGACGATATAAAAAATATCAGACGGGGTTTTGATAAATTAATTAGAGAAAAGCAGGTAAACACAGAAGATACTGTACCTATACTGGAGGATACAAAAGAAAAAACATCACATGCAAAAGATCTTAGAGACCCGTCTAAATTTACTTGGCAATCGTGGGTTATGATAATTATTATTGTTATTATTACAATATGTTACCTCGCACTATCTTAACGATAACAGCACCCTCGATACCACAACCCATAAAAAACAGCGCCTACTTCGGTAGGTGCTGTTTCTGATACTAATTTAAAAGCAAGTCATAATACCAACATAAAGGTACAAATTCCAACCCAACTATATAATAGCGCACGCCAACTTAATGACGTGCGCATTATTTATTAAACAATCTGTCTCAACTGTAAGAGTACAAGTAACTCTATGAATTTATCTTCATAGTAAAGCGGCTGAGTGCTTTTCGGATTGTTCGGGTTCACTTGGTTTTCTCCAAAGTTCAACCCGTCACCTGTTATTGATTTGAATTTCTTAGTGCCACCATTGCTTGATGGGCGACTACGCTCAACCATGTAACCTTTCTCTATCATTTTCTGATTGAAAATCCGCGCACTGATAGAAAGACCGTTCTCTTTCAGAAGTTCACCAGCAGATTTCAGAATACCTTTTGATGGCGTATAATCAGGTATAGGCAAACCAAGAGGTTCTGCGATAGTTTTAGCTAAAGCCAGTTTGCTGCTTTCATTGAGATTAAGAAAGCCAGTTAACCAATCGGCTACAACTATTTTGTCTTTGATGGTAGCTTGCTTTATTTGCTTCACTATCTCAGGTACTTTGTGAAACACCTTACGATACACTTCAAAAACAGAACGCACCTTCTTTACGATAAAGTATTCGAGACATGATACCGTTAAGCAATAATCAAACTTATTGCTACCCACTTCGGTTTTTACCGAAGTGCAAATAAAATCTTCATTTTCAATAAAGTCTTTCTTTAAAGCATCTACGGCATAGTCCCTTCTATTATATACCAACATCCAAACTTCATCCAGATTAACCGGATATTTTTCACTCGCTTTCGCTAACTTTAAAATAGCATTGAAATACATCTTTATTTCTTCGCTTGAACTTGATTTTGTTAATTGATTCATAATTCTTATATTTGCAACAGTTAAACATTATCCCCATTGGCGGCTCGGACTTTACCGCCTTTGGGGATTTTCTTTGTCCGATTTTGTAGCAAGCGAGGATTCGAACCTCTTCACGCCTTACCGACTTGCTGAACCCTCTTTCATACCTTATCTACGCTTAGAATCATATAAAAGAGAAAGCCCCATTCTTTCACTATCAAAATGTGGCTGCCTGATAGTTACTCGAATAGAGCTTTTAAAATATCTATGTTACGTCTGGCAGCCACGCGAGACGCTTCGTTGTTTTCTTGTTGCAAATCTGAGCATTATTTTTGTGTTACCAAAATATTGATTTTCAATCAATTCAAGCATTTCTAAATAAATTTGCTATGCTTGCAAAGCGAATATCTAATTTGTGTTTATTTAACAGAGAGGCAGCCCCCTAAAATCGTGCGAAGGCTGCCTTTTGATAATCGTGTGGAAAATCATACAGTAAGCATATCAATACACGCAGCATGATGATTCACGCCCTTATAATGCTGAGAGAACTCTCTAAATTGATCTAACAGCCCCATCTGTATGATAAAAGAATATAATTCATTCTTAGCTTCTTTCTCAATATCAAACCGCTTTTGTACTTCACTTAAAAAGTCGCTGAATACTGGTGTTGAATGTGTATTTGAACATTCAATCTCAACTGGTGTCATATTTTTCTTTTTCATAATCGTTATATTTTATGTGTTAGTACTCTACAAATCGCTTCATAAACTTGTGTTTTCTCAAATCTATTCAGGATTGATACTTTATCGGCACCAAAAGTCAACTCGCCACTTTTAAACTGATATATGGTAATTTGACCGTCTTCAGCATTATATCGGTATATCTTTACTTCTTGATTTTCAGCTATTAGTACCATAGTCATTTCTTTTATAGTTACCACTCTTTTACCTGTTCTCTCAACTCGTTATACTTACCATTAATAAGCATCTCAACCTCACGATGAAAATTTATATCAGTCAAACGATACTCGACCAAAGCACGTTTGTACGCATCGCCTTTTTGATGAGTATTAATAAGGCGTATCATCTGTTCGGCATACAAGCCATAACCGTTTTTACGATTGAGGTTCACAGCCCTGCGCATATCGCTTTCTCTTAATTGTATCGTTGCCATAGTTATGCAATTTTGATAAGGTTACACTTCTTGAAACACCTGTATTCTTCTTTCTCTGTGTCCCAGTAGACTTGCAGATTGTCATTCGGCTTTCTGCCTGTGCCTTTCACTTCACCGATAAGATTCTCTTTGAGAGTACCAAAGGCTTGACGTAACGTGCCGTCAGTCTTTTTGAAGTAGAACTCTACTATCTTCACTTTCAAAGCCGATTTCAGCTTCAAATTAGCCCATGCGCATTTTAATGCTTCACTCATTGAATAACCGTTCTTGCGAACAAAAGACCATGCCATTTGCATTACCTCTTTCATCTGACCTCTAAATGTTGTGCTCATACTACTTATATTTTATGTATTAATACTATTTTGTTGTACTTTCATGATGCAAACGTACTACTTTAATAGTATAATTCAAAAAGAAAAGAACTATTAAATTAGTACATTAACCTTATTTAATACTATTATAATAGTACGATGCACAAAGAAACGTACCTTTGTATAAAATTAAAGTACACGATTATGAATCTAAGAATAACAGAACATTGTAAGTCACAAGGCATTACTTTGCAAGACTTAGCAGATAAAATGGGGATAGCTCGTTCTACTTTGGCTAATACTTTATCCAAAGGCAATCCTACCATTGAAACCCTTTCCAAAATAGCGGATGCCCTCGGAGTTGAAGTAACAGACCTATTTGAAAAATCTTCCGACGAAGTAGTCGGAGCTGTCCGGATTGGAGACAATACCCATGTTATTAATAGCAAGGAGGATATTAAGAAGTTAGCGGAAAAATTATAAACCTAATAAAATAAGGAGGTAATTTATGTACAATGATAGACGTGAAGGGAAATGCCCTTGTTGTGGTGCATTGATTAGTGTTTCAGAATATAGGATGGGAGTTCCTGGAGGTAAAGAACGTGAGGAAGCGGTATGCCCTATATGCAAAACGGTATTGTTTAGTGAAATTACAGATGGTTGGTTTGACGTATCTGTTATTTCTACGGAACATTTGGTAGAGCCTTATAAAAACCGATATAATAAATAGCCATATATTAAAGAAAGCCGGATTCTTCCGGCTTTTACTTTACCCACCATTCAGCCCCATATAAGACCTACGCGAGAACTTACGAGCGTACTGTCTGTCGGTTAATTCACCGAAATTACCTACACGAGAATGAATATTGCCAGCATACTTCCGATATGCGGCATTAACTTTCTTCATTCTTGCATCAGAAATGTTAGTCTGCGCTAATCTCCACCTCTGTGCCGATAAATCATCTAAACTTTTTCTTCTTTTGACTCAGCTTAAAATTTTAAATGTTAAACAATATAATTTTGCCATACCTATTTTCTCTTTCTACGATTTGCCAATTCCTTACCACTAATTCTATTCACCTTTTGACCACCATATACTGCGTGTAACTTATCCCGTTGCATCATCAACAGGTTTCTATAAGGGATAACCTCAAACACTTCCGTATAGCTTAGATGAAGCGTATCTACAAGATGGGCTATCTGCCCGAAGAACGTTGTGTTTCCTACTGTTTCGGTCTTGCTGCCAGCATCGACACGTTCTTCATCGAGCTGACACACTGAAAAGCCGAAATATCCATCATGGAGAAACACACCTCCAAAGCATTCTTTATTTCTTCGAAAGTTCCGTTCTCTAAATCTTTTGTCAAATCCTCATTGCCACAGATGAAACAAGAAATGCCTTTCAGCATATCTTCAGTAGCTTCGGGAAGTTCCTTGATGGCTTCCATGATATTATCACCATCCATGCCTATCTTTGAGAAATGATGTATTGCCCGACAGACAACCTTGATAGTGGGCGGTTTGATAGTGTAAATCATTCCTCCTATTTCTACATTCTTGAAGTCCATCCCCAACAGGGCATCGGACACTATTTTAGCTGCTTGATTCATATCTTTAAATTAAAAAGGCGGTGAGCAATCACCCACCGCCATCCGAAAACAATCTATTACCTAAATCTCTCTTATGCCGTTGGCACTACCTCAGATTCGTCAAACCATTTCTCAGAAGCCAAACCATCTACGCCAGTGGAAAGGGGAACGGCCGAAACAGCCAATCCGATAGCCTTGTCGGTATTAGCACCACGTCCGTTGATAGCCGCTTTGGGAAACACCACATAGACACCATCTTTCGTTTTACCAATGACGCACTTATGGATAGGCTTATGCTTTCCTCTTTCCCAATTCTTCTCTGTGGCTTTACCACCTTGTAAATCTTCTTTAGTCTTGTAGTCATACTCACCAATGGTAAAGTTGATTTTCACCTCACCCGGTTCGGATGTTTCACGGTAATATTCGCCAGTTAAAGCATTTTTGTAACGAGTGACACTTGCTTCCGCTTCCTCGTACTGGAATGTATCTCCATGTACATTTTGTACCTTTTTCGTTGCTGCATTTTTCAAGATTGCGGCAACCTCCGCACCCGACAATCCGGTAGCAGGAGTTGTAACCGTTGTGATAGGGTCTGCATAATACAGTTCGTCTATTTCTACTGCTGTAATCATAATTTTTTCATTTTACATTTAGTACCTCAAATAATATTCTCACATTCACATAATGACACTTCAAAGCTGTGTCCGCTTCTGTACCGATTGATTCGATAGAATATCGATAGGTTGTGCCGTCATAGGTGCTTACTACATCATCGAGTATCTTTATGGCTTGTCTTTCAAGCTCATTCATCCGGATGGTGTTCGCTTCATTCTCGCTCAAATCGGGCACACACAGATTCACTTCCGTAAAAGACTTCTTCCAATAAGTACCCGGCTGTTGCTTCTTGGTGTGAATGACAATTCTTTCGGATTTCAATTCGCCCGTCAGCGTTTTCCCGTTGGGTACTATGTCTATTCCGAAAGCCTTGCAGTCCCGGTAGAGGATGTTTCCTATGTCGGTGGTTACTATCATTCAAATTCTTCTTTTAATCGTTTCTCCGCATATAAAGCGGCACTACTTAAAACATCAAATCCCTTAGATTCCACGAATGAAGCGTATTCCGCTTCGTTTTTCAGCGTCAAACCGTCTTTATCGACATCGTAATCATTGGACGTTCTCAAAGTGAGTGTGTGGTCTTGATAATCGCCATGTTCCTCCGCGTACTTCACGGCTTCATCGGCTACATCAATCATCTTCTTTTCTACTTCCCATTCTCCTTCATCGAAGAAATCATCGACATCAGAGAAATCAAAGTCTACATCCATAATTCCGAGTAATTAAAGTAGTTCGTACTCTTCACCGTGTAAGCCTCGCCTTGCCCTCTTACGGTCTCACTATCCATGCAACGAACCTCCTGCCCTGCCTTAATAGTGATTCTCTTCTCACATACTATATGATAATTCGGACGATATACAGAGCCGTTATCAGAGGAAAACTCTTTCGTAGTGTTATCATCACAACGGCACTTGCATACGTCTTGCCAGCTTTCACCACCTGTTCCGGGAATCGGTCGCCCGAACTCATCTTTATCCATCGGTTTAATCACCTTTACCTGCAATATGTGTGGAGCAAATATCATAAGAAGGTTACTTTAGGTTTGTTGCTCAATTCGTCTTTCAGCCCGTACTGTTTGCACAGGAATGAATAGTAATCCCTAACTCCCTGAAGGTTCCAGGACATAGAAAAACCGCTTTCACCGATTGAAGTGGCACGAAGCAATAGAGAGGGGATAAACTTCGCAATCGCAACGGACACCCGCGTTTGGCAATCCTCGTTCATCTCATCCTCTCCGCTTATCTTCGAGTTCAGACACATATCCAAAAGGTCAGCCTCCGACAACTGGATACCGAAAGTCTGAAACTTTTGCTGTATGTAGTCGTTTACCGTCATGCGTTCATCGTTGAAAGATCAAAGTTCACAATCTTATTCGGAGAGATAAATTCAGGAATCCACTCAGCGGTGTATTCCATGTATCGACCTTCTTCGTCACGATAGTTGCAAACCGACATCTGACCTTCAGCAGTATTGTAAGAACGTCCCGGAACAGGGTCCGTCATTACATACGGCTTATGGTGACGCATCTTCATCACCTTGTCCGTCTGCAACAGGGTGATACGGTTGTCGGCGTAAATCTGCACGTTCTCGCCCGCCTGATTCTCTACGTAGTCCTCTTTGATCTCAATTGCAGGAAGCCCGATTCCAGTAAATACGCTGGATGCCATCTGGTCAGTCACCAACCCTGCATTAACCATGAACTCACGCTCACCAAGAATCATCTTGAATTTATCACCGAACTCAGAAGCCCCTACAATGTTCTTCATAAACGTACCACGAGACATAATCATTTTGGAGAATACACCGTATTTGGCTTTCAATTTCTGAATCTCCTGCTGCAAGTAAGAGATAAATACATTCTTTGCTGAAGCGTCAGGAGTAAGGAAGTGGAACGGTAGCTCGATGTCCAACAATTCGATGTTTTCCTTATTATCGGCCAAATGAACCTGCGCCTTACCAGTCATCAACAATTCAGGAACGATAATATCCATACGCTTGTGCGGAGCAAGCAGAATCTGACGGTAATCATCAACAATAAAATCAATGATTTCCTGTAAGATTGTACGCTGGTCAGCGGTATTGGCAGCATTGAATTTATCAATGATGTCTTGCAATTGCGACAGACGTTCAATATCCATCTGATAACGGTCGCCCAAATAGGCGATTTCAGTATAACCACTTCCAAGGCTACGTCTTTCACGAATAGGCTTCTGATCATTCTTACCCAGAATGGAACCGGCAACAACACCCGTTACTGTCCCAAGATAAGTCTTGAAAACACGGGTTTTAGTTTCCAAGAAATCTCCGTATTGCTTCCAGTAGATTGTGTCCAGTCTCAACTGGAGGACACGGTCAATAATCGCCTGAACGATATTGGGATCTGTAAATAAAGTTTGTATGGTCAAATTCATATCTAAACTTTTAATGATTAATACTCAAACTGGAAACGGCTTGTCAATCCCACCTTATCCAGCTCATGGATCGGAAGAACCAACTTGCTTTCCTTTACCTCATAGGCTTGCATCAAGAGAGTGCAGAGAACCGCTCCATCGCTCTCAACTTTCTTCGCATCATAAAGAACGAAGTTTGCAGTGTTCTTCTTCACTGTTCCACCCACTGCGGTAGCTTCGAAAAGAACCGTATCCTTAGCGATATTTTCTCCGAAAGCCGCTTTGATGGTTAATACATCATAATCCTTGGTTGACTTGTCGATAGATGCTACCTCTGCGCCTTTCTTTCCGCTTCCGATGAACATACCCCGATAAGCCAAAGAATCTTTTGCCACCTTGATGGTGAGATTAGAGTCTCCTGTGGTATAAGCTTCAACCACTTTCACATTGCGGACGGGAACGAGTGTCCGTTTCTTCAAGTCCGCTTGTACAGGTGTGAATACAGGAAGAACAGAGCCTACTACAAGGTTGGTAATATCCAACTTCCACGGTCCGCTCTTTCTGACACCCGTCTCAACACGGTAGAACTCTTCCGGTTTGTATTCCGGGGTCAAGTTATACTTAGTACCTGCTGCCATAAATTTTACTTTTTAGATTCAACAATAGTTTTTGTTCCTTCCGAAATCATATTCGCAATAGATTCAGCTTCCTTCTCCATCTTTGTTTCCGCTGATTCAGGAGGAGTCACACCACTAAAGCCGATATTGGCAAGTTCCTGTTTAGCGTCCTTGAAATAAATGTCTAAGTCTGCATCATCAGGAATCGCATAACGCTTTGCGAATGTTTCGGGAATACCATACTCCTTTGCCTTTGCCATAATCTGCTCCTGCCGGGTAGCCTGTGACTTCTCAGCCTTAAACTGAGCGAGTTCATCGGAAAGAGGCTTAACAGCAGCGCTCACCGCATTTGCAATGATGGTCGCCATGTCATCTTTCTTATCTTCCGGCTTTGGATTTGAGTTAGGATTGGGATTAGGATTCTCGATTTTATTTTTCAATTCGTCCAATTGTTTTTGCAGACCCGATTTTTCGTTTCTAACAGTATCAATGTCTCCTTGAAAAGCTTTTAAAAGTCCTTCGACCCCACTAATAGCAGTTTCTATTTGACTTTCTTCAGTAACGGTTTTAGATAAGTAGTCAGCCACCCCGTCAAATGCTTTATCACCAAACCCAAAGGTTTTATACTTCGTTTTTAGTGCTACTAAGATTTTTCCTTTCATACCGTATGAATTATTAAATTTGAGATTCAATTTGCGGAAGTAAAAATACCACCAATACAGATGATTAATAAATATTTGAACTTCTGATTCGTGACCTTCGCTTTGATGTCACAAATGCGGTATAAAAGTAGTGAGTAAGTAGGTGGAAGGGAAATAATTAAATAGGTGATAACGAACAATAAAGAGAAGGTTTGATAATGGCAGAAAAAAGGCTCACAGAATAACTGCAAGCCTAAAATTTATTACCCCCCAAAAATATTTATTCCTTTATATCAACTAGTATTTTATCGGATAATATTCTTCTTCGTACTCAATAACTAATTCCGATGAAACCCTTAGTTCAATCAGCCTTGGATCAGTCGGTGGGATATTATCATCTGTCATAGGAAGAAGTCTTCTACACTTAGGCAAATTACACCATGTTCTATCTCATTCTCTATCTTTGCCAAACTACAAGAGATTAATAGCAGCCAACTCTTTAGTCAAAGACTGAATACCTTTCTGAATCTTCTCCAACTGCTGTTTGCGCGGTTTATGTACTCCGGCAGCATAATGCCATAACTGACGCTCATTGATTCCCGTAATCCGACTCAATGCAGCTTTAGTAAAAATGTTGCTATAGTAGTTGATAAAGGTAGCAGCATCAATTTTGAACTTTAATTCAAATTCCCCAGACAACACCTCGCAAGGATTAGTATTATCTTCCAGATACAACTCGATTGCTTCCTTCATATTATCTTCTAACTCTTTCATATCATTACCAACTGTAATGACGGGAGCACCTTCAATATAAGCACTCAGGTTCTTTCCTGCGTGTTCAACGATAACTTCTACTGTTTTCATATTACCTCCTTTTAAATTAAGAGAACAAGGGGGCTACTTTAGCCCCGCTTGCCTCAAAATGCTGTAATAAGTGCCTTTCTCAACGCCTTTGCTGTTATGATTCGGTACGATAACTACTTTACCGTCTTTTTCAAACTTCATGTGGCTACCTCTCTGACTCTTTAGAACAAAACCGTTTTCTTGCAACATAGTTACAACGTCTTTCACTGATTTGTAACTCATAACGCTTTGGACTTAATTACTATGCAAATATAGTAATAATATGAATACTAACAAATAATTTATTCATTATTTTACTATGAATAAAAATAGCGGCAACTCTGAAGAATCACCGCCAAAGGTCCTATTTTTCATGTACCCGAATTATAAACCCCATATTTTTTCTGACTAAGAAGCGTTTTTCTGTTCTTTATTTCCGATTTGCTTATTCTTAGCTTCTTGTTCTTCTTTGATTTCCGCAAGTTCTTCCTCGATCCTTTCCGTTTAGCTCTCTATAAATAAAGCTTCATTTGGATATTTATTTCTTAAATCACTTACTATTTGCTTTTTGACAACTGATGTGGACGGAACATATTGTGTCTCAACTTCATAATTACATTTACCACACTCATAATTACTGAATACAACAGGGATAGTTAGCACACCTTTACAATTAGGACATAACGGATGCAAATCTGTTATTTTATATTTTGAGGTATTCTCAATTTTGCTCCATGTCCATCTCCATATATAACCTTTTAAATTTGTTTCGCACTCATCTAAAAAATTATATTGTAGTACCCCTTCCCGGTTTGTTGTTGTTTTTATCCTACACAAAGTGCGAATAGAATAAAAAATAACAAAAACAATGATTCCAACTAATATATGCCACAACTTTATTTGGATAGTTAAAACATCTATTACACTTTCTGTAAAAGATGAATTATTCATTGCAGATTTTAAAAGAGCATATATGGTACCAATTACACCAAGTACTCCAACAGATATAACTTTACTCCAAACAGGATCTCGCCATATTTTCAACAGAAATTCTTTGTTAATTTTCATAGTATTATATTTAAAGTTTCTCGGCTAAATCTTTCACATCCTCCGCAGACTTCACCTCATGTACGGTATCGCCTACTTTAACAAAGCCTACTATATCTCCAGTGTTTGACTTTTCAAATAGTTCAGTAACCGGCACTCCCAAAGCATCAGCTATTTTTTCTAATGTACCAATAGTAGGGTTTCCTCCCAACATTTTAGAAAGGCTCGCTTGAGCCACACCTATTTTAGATGCTACTTCCGCAAGAGTAACACCTTTCTCTTTACATACTTCCTTCACTCGTAAATCCATATATAATATATTATAAGTTTGATTTCAGGCGCAAATATACACATTATATATTATAATCTAATTTCGCCTTATAAAAATATATCGTATTATATTTTATTAACAGTGATATTATTGTCAATTATATAATATAGTCTATATTCGTATGCGTAAAAATAGAATATATTATATAACACATAAAATATAAGAGTATGAGCACAACATTTAGAGGTCAGATGAAAGAGGTAATGCAAATGGCATGGTCTTTTGTTCGCAAGAACGGTTATTCAATGAGTGAAGCATTAAAATGCGCATGGGCTAATTTAAAGCTGAAAGCGGCTTTGAAAGTGAAGATAGTAGAGTTTTATTTCAAAAAGACAGACGGCACGTTACGCCAAGCCTTTGGCACTCTCTTAGAAAGCAGAGTACCCGAAACAAAAGGTACAAGTAGAAAGCCAAATGATAACTTACAGACCTATTTTGATACAGAGGTCGGTGATTGGCGTTGCTTCAAGAAGTGTAACCTAATTAAAATCGCATGACTATGACACTAATAGCTGAAAATCAAGAAGTAAAAATATACCATCATAGAACGGTAGGCGGTTGGATTAACGTATATCAGTTCAGAAATGGCGAATTGATGTTCGGGTCAAAGAAAGTATCAGTTCTGAATAGATTTGAGAAAACTCAGGTTTATAAGAGAATTTGTATGGCGATCAACTACAACAATTAAATCAACACGATTATTAAAAGGCAGTCTTGCACGACTTTAAAGGCTGCTTTTATTACTAACTTTTAACTAAATGATTATGGATGAAATTTGGAAAGACATTGAAGGGTACGAAAACGATTACCAAGTATCAAATTTAGGTAGGGTAAAATCCTTGCCAAAGAAATGCTGGAACGGCAAAGGGTATTGGTTTAGAAATGGGCGTATTTTAACGCCAATCAAAAGTAAAAAGGGGTATTTGAATGTATGGTGCAGAAAGAATATATTCAAGGTTCATCGCTTGGTTGCAAATGCTTTTATACCTAATCCGCAAAACCTGCCACAAGTAAATCACATAGACGGTGATAAAACCAATAATTGCGTTGCCAATCTTGAATGGGTTACTGATGGTGAGAACCTTCTACACGCATATAGGGTTCTTGGTAGAAAGCAAAAGACTGGCAAAAACCACCATAATTCACGAGCTGTTTTACAATTAAAAGACGGCAAAATTATAAATTCATTTGATAGTCTTAATGAAGCAGCACACGCGACAGGTGCTCATTTTTCGGGCATTTCAATGTGTTGTAGTGGAAAAATTAAAAAGTACAAGGGGTATCAATGGAAATACAAAGAGGAGTGATTTCACTCCCCTTTCTTTATGGCTTGTTTTTGTATTTCAGCGTTTCTCTTTTCTTCTTGTTCTTCTTTTATCTCTGCGATTTCTTCTTCGATGCGGTCAATATTTCCAGCGAACATTACCCCATGTCGTTGTGACCATACACCACCCGACACGGCTTTCACCGCAACACTGACTTTATCATCAATATTATTCAGAGTGTAAGGTACTATATCGGTATCTATATCAATGGTTTTAGACGCTTTACTAAATTCAGACGGATTTATAGTACCCAAAGCAGAAATGATAAAATTAATTCTTCTCTGTAAAAACTCCCCTATAACTTCTGCATGATTTTGAACTTGTAAATGAGTGGAAAGAAAAGCATAATCAAAAGCAATTCCCGACAAAGCATTTCCCGAACCACTAAGTTTTTCAAAGCTGATTTGAGGTGTGTTAGTCATTGAATATGACTTCTCAAAAAGAGTATTCATTTCAAGTTCCACCGTTGTAGGAACCTGATTCCACGTCAGATATTGAGCATCTGCACCTTCTCCTGTGAGTTTAACCATTCTGTCCTTAACCTTACCCATGAAACCCTCAACATCGCCAATCAGTTTCAGCAACGGGAAGAAATGATAGTCGATACAATCTGCATAATTAGAAAGCAACTTCTCCAGTCGAACACGGAAAGTCTTTATCTTCTTACAATACTGTTCAGGACGATAAGCATAGATAACCGGTAGTTTGGGGAATCCGTGAGCAAAGGATGTCCTTTCTTCATAACCTTTAGATAAGTCCCATTGATAAACAGCCTTATCCGTGATAGTCATAAAGCAGGTGATCTCAGAATCATCCATAAGTTTCTTCTTGTACTCACGAGAAAAAGCAATCATTTTACCTTCATCATTGAAGAACGGATAAAGCTTATCCCCTCGGAATGGTGACCACAACACGCTTTTCAGCTTCTTGGTAGGTTTTACTTTTCCTCCGAAGGTAGTCTTAACTTTCTTCCAGAACTTCGCCCAGAATGAATCATCATCGGTCACATACCAATACTCAGCTACTTCCTGTTCGGAAAGCCAGGAGCGAACTATCTTCTTGTTCTGATACTTGATTTTATTGGATTTAAATACAGATTTAACCGCATCCAGCAGCTTCTTTTCGTCATCATCGGTCGGAGTACAGTCCATAGATGGCTCAGTGCCTACCGTGAAAGCCGTTTGGATGTTCACTATATCCTGTTCCAAAGGAATGGAGATACGGTTCACTGGTTCGGTTTTGTACTGTGCTTCGGTTTCATAGGCATTACCTGTCTTCTCATCGAAAACTTTCTCCGCTTCCTTTTCAAGAACCTTCCTGTCCGGGTACTTCTCTTTATCCACCATGATTTCATGGCGTTCCGGATTCCAATCATCCCACAACTTGCAGCGGTCGGGAAGCTCAGTTTTCCTACCTTTCTTCAGGTAGCTTATCTTCTGCCCAATATCGGGCAATACTAATATTTCTTCTAAACTCAATGGCATAGCTTATATTTTTAGTGTGTGAATATTCCAGTTAAATCTTTCGGCTTCTGAATCTTTCCCAGAAACTCACCCAAAACATAATAACGGGCAGCATCTATCCCGTGGTTGTCATGGTCTTCGGGTTCATTGATATACTTTCCATCCTTGTCCTTCGCCCACACATACTTTCGGAACTCGCTTTGCAAGTTATACGAATGCTTGGTTATGTATATCTCCATGTCCTGCATCTTATCGATGCCGGCATTGATAGAGCCTGCTCCTTTTTCCACCGCATATATCTTAATACCTCCGTTATGTATTTCTTGAATCAAACGAGGGTCTGCGCTATCGGCAATAACCTTCAATCCCCACGGTCGAAGCGTTTTGATAATGTCAGAAGAAAGAAGTCCGGTCCGGTAATCTACTTCGTCCAAATACAGAGCGTTACCTACAATACCGCACCGAATAGAAGCGGACGGGTCGTGTGTGTAGCCAAAATCTTGCCCGATAGCCACCTTCTTAGCCCAAGCCGGGAATTCATCAACAATTCCCCACTTCTTGAATACAGCACCTTCCGCAACGTCAGCCCAGCGACCGATAACCACATGAGCATACTTTTCGGGATTGCTCACCTTCATATCCTCAACCTCCTTCAGAAACTCTGGAGAAAGATTCTCCAAGTTATCAAGATAGGTAGTATGGATATGAAGTACATTCGGGTGCGTGGAGATTTGGACTTGCACCCCATCAATCTCTACGAGTTTATGGGTATTTTCGATGTATTTTTTGTAGATAAAGTGATTGGAATCACAAGGATTCATTATGATGATTATCCGGTTCTGAATCCCTTTCTTACGGATGGAGAGCATTATCTTGTCGAACTCTTCTTCATTCGTCCATTCCTCCGCTTCATCACAAACAAAAGTAGTAATACCTTGGATGGATTTCAATTTTGCCGTTTGGTTCCCGGAAGAGGTCTTGATACCTCGGAACATGATACGGCTTTTAGTCATTTTGTTGACTATATCTGTCTTGGTGGTCTTGAAATACTTGGTCGTTCCGTCAAGGTCTATCTTCTCCATCATTTCTGGTATGATAGACATACCAGCGGAAACCATCGTGTAACGGGTATAGAGAATCTGATGCACAATCTTCTCTACCGGGGGCATTTCAAAAGTCAGACGCTCTATAAAGGTGGAAGCGTTGAAAGACTTTCCCGAACCACGTCCACCGGTGATAAGAATTATGAACTTTTCCTTATCCTCGTACAATGGATGATATATAATCTGAGGTACTATCATTTCAGCTTGTCTTTAATCCAAGAATCAATGTTGATGCCATGCTCTATGTCTGTTGGAATATCGGCATCTTCAGATTCTTCTCCAAAGCCTTCGTTTCTTCCTAATGTAGAAAGGATATAACGAATCATATTCCCGTCTGGACGTTCACGCCAACCTACGAAATTCCCATTTTCATCTTTTTCAGGAATACCTAAAGCAAGTATACGAGCGGAAACTAAACATTCATCAACCAAAGAACCACGTTCATCAGATATTGCCTCTTTAAACCCTGTATCTTCCTTTGCCCACTGGTATATGGTTTTCCGAGCCACCTTAAATGTAGCGGCTACTTTAGTCAGATTTCCTCCAGATTTACGAACTATCTTCCTAAACTCTTCTATATCGGGTTTCTTTGCCATATCCTTGCGCACGGGCGCGTGCGCGTGTACTTGTTACTTTCGTTACTTAATCAATCTCAAAACATCTTCCCCTTTGACAAACTTATCATCTGTACTAATGCCAAGTAAGTCGCAAAAGTCATCTTTAGCTTCATGGGAAGAAAAAGATAATGTTATAAAGGCTTCTTCGTCCTGTTGCCTTTCTATTGCGGATTCTTTTACCTGCTGTTTGATAAATTTCATGTGTTCTTTTTTAGCTTCGTATGTCTTTTCATCCATTACAGGAGTTTCTATTTCATCGAACGATGATACAGGAGATAATAAATCATCCAAAGAATCTGAGAAAGAAGGAATAGCTGTATTTATAGAAAGGATATCGTTGAGCTCCCCAATATCCAATCCAACATCCGTATAATCTATATCAGAGATATAACCAGCTATAAGGTCTATATCCGGCTTCGTGTTTCCTACCGCCATGTATGTAAGCTGTTCCTTTTCTGCTTTATCGTCTAAATTCACGACTTCAACCTTTACGTCATAATCAGTGCTTGGAGTACCATTATACTTGTAATGCAAATCCATTGCCTTTATTCTACGATGACCGTCTATTAGATTTCCTGATTTTTCATTCCATACAATACCACCGAGAAAACCAATTTTCTGCAAATTTTTCTTTTGCAGCTTCACCTTTTCATCCGAATGTCTTTTAGGATTAATCGGATTAAGGTTTATTTGGGAGCGTTTTATGACCCTTGTCTCACTTTGCTTTAGCTCTTTCATAATCGTATTCAAATAGTTTTCGTTCTACCAACGGATATTCGTTTATAACTCTTCCTAAATCTTTTGGGAAATTGTTACGAAGGAATAACAAGTAATTAATATCGGTAATATCTGTTCCGGATGATTGATGTTTTAAATCGTACGACTCCGGCTTTATTAAATTTTTCCGGCTGATATATTCTAATACATCCTTATTCTTGTATTCGGATAATGGATAACACTTCTTTTGCTCCTCATTAATTCCATTCATGCCGTATGTACGTAGCATCAAACGCCTATTCATTGAATCAGACTGCTTGAACCCGAAGAAAGCCCATTCAATATTATATTTCTCCCGTACTATATCGGTAAGTTGAGCCATATTGTACAGTTTCTGCTTCTCGTTCTTAACACAGCCTAAGTAACCAATACGCCTAAATGAATAAACAGAAAAATGTGGTATCTGAATGTATTTCACATTCAGGTATTTGTTGCAGGTATAGTTGATATATCGATTAATGTGAGATAAGTCTTTGACAACATACATATAAACACATACAATTTCTTTGAAATAGGGTGATATAAGGTCTAAAAGGGCTATACTGTCCTTACCCGATGCCGAGTGAAACAATATAACCCTGTCAGTCTTTTTTGCGACAGCTTTAATTATATCTATCGCTTTCTTCATTAGACAACTCTACCTCCTATACGGCGGTTAATTCTCGCTCTTTGAGCGGCATTTCTACCGGTAGATTGAAAACGACCTGCTTCATAATCTTTTCGACTTCGGTATTTTCTACCACTCGCATCAGTAGCATAAACTTCTGGCATAATCCCTTTTTTTAGTTAAACAATCTTTTTACCTACAAATGGAGCCACCTAAGCGGCTCGTATTATTTCAATCCCGAATGGCTGATAATTTCACAAATATGCAAATAATAGAATAATGGCAACTCTTTAGGCGGGTTCTTTTTAAACGCTTCTAATTGTTTGTCGAAATCGTGAAAATCAAATTCGTCGTGCATGAATTTTATGCCTTCTTCTGTTATTTCGCCTATACCAATTTCATCAATGGCGACATCAAGTATCCATGGTGCACCAGTACTATAAAAATGAATAGCTTCTATATCAGTCCTCAAAATAGGTTGACATTCTTGCTCGCGTCCAGCTTTTCTCAATTCCTCATTTTCGTCAACTTGCGCAAAGTCCGTGAACATCTTCTCATATTTGGCACTAAGCATACGTGTTTCTATGCTCTTTTTGCCATTCAAAATATCTAAAGCGTTTTCTTTTGTCATTATGAGCGAATACGCTTCTATCTCTTGACCATTATAATTAATCTTCATATCACTATATCGTTATAAAATTTATACTATAAAAGATAGTACCTCAAAGATACTACCACAACCAAAGATAACGAAATATCTTCAAATTCTATCTGTGACAATCAGTTTTAAGTCACAGAATCTTTTTCAACCAGATATCTCTTTTCTCTCTGCACACCTCTAAAGTTGATGCACAACAAGAAAACAATTCACCACTTTCAGCACGGTAGTCATACTGATACATTTTAACTCTCTTACCTCTCAACTTAGTGTTGTAAGTAGTGTAGTTCTCTTTACCGGACTGGCATACGCTGCAACCGTTTTTGTTTATTGAGTTCATAATCAATACATACTTAAAATTTCACATTCAATCTTTCTTCACTCGTATAAGCCACTACAAGCCCAGTTTCATCGTGCTGTATGATGATGTACTTTTCACCCCTCTCTATAGTAGAGAAGTCATAAGGGGTTACCATCTTACCCAATACTTTGCCCAATTGCTTCATCAATGGGGCTTCAGGGCTGATAACTAAAACTAAATCCGCTTTCATAATCGTGTGTATTGTGGTAGCCCGAAGGCTACCGGATTAAACTTAGAACTTCTCTATTTTGAGATTGTCATTAATGATGAACATACGTCCACACTCTAAAATCACGTGTGTATCTGTAATTCGCTTGATTACTCTTACTACATCATCGTGCGATATGCGTGGCGTACCGTCTGCATGACAACCATTAGACAAATCACCTGATACTCTATATCTCAAACCTACTGTAACTTCATTTACGTTCATAATCTTCTATATTGCGCAGGGCTTTCGCCCTGCTGATTAAACTTATGCTATATTTAATCTCTTGCCTCTCATTGCATTCAGTTCTGCTGCCATCTTATTTGCTGCTTCTTCTGTCACTTCTAAAGATGCCATGCTCTTATCATAACCATCTATTACCATATAATAACCTCTTGACTTCTTTACGTAAAACTCATTAGCTTTATGCTGCTTCATGTAACTTGTTGCTTTCATTGCTTTATATCTTTGTGGTGGGGTTATTATCCCCACCGGTTAATACTTACTTCTGTGAATCTCTCAAATCAAGTTCTACAACTTTGTGATACTTATTGATGTCGTATAAGTCGTGAGCGCAACCTATTGCAGATGCTAATCTTACTGCTTCTTCAAGAGCTGTCATCATGCTAAGCGAAGCATCTTTCGCATCATTTTGAGCCTTATCATACTCTCTGACATTTCTCGCAACTTCTTGCGTCTTTTCAGATTCTTCAAGCTGTGCGAGGGCTTCTCTTACTTGCTTCATTGCATCTTTAATCTCTTTTCTGTAATCGCTTGTCAAAGTCTTCATATCGTATATTTTTTAATTGTTATTCAAACTTATGCTTCTCTATACCCCCTTGCATTCAACCAAGCTATTGCACCTTTGAGAGTTTTGAATCTTTTGCTACTTTCTACTGCCGTACAGGCTGAATAATTTTTTTCGTCATGAATGAACAATACACCTTCATTCTCACCTTTTTTATAACTAATGATATTCATATCTTCTATTATTTAATTGTTATTACTTCGTTTCTGATGATGCAAAGATAAAGAGAACTTTATTAAAAGCAATACTTTTGATACAGTTCTCTTTATCGATTAAGAACATTTAATAAATCAAACTTTATCAAAATTAGGTTATATGACAAAGTTTGCATTACTTTGCGGAACAATCAGAATAAAGTATAGTTTATGGATTTACGAATAAAAAAAATAATGAATGAGCGTAACGTTACTTCTGCATGGCTTGCTGAACAAGTGGGCATCTCAAAGGTAGCTATCAGCAACATTGTAACCGGAAAATCTTCGCCTTCTTTGGATAATCTTCTAAAGATTGCCGGTGTTCTAAATGTATCTATCACTAAATTGATAGGAGAAGAAAAAGAGGAAAACACCATTACCTGCCCCCACTGTGGAGGTAAAATTCATTTTGACGGAGAGCCACGTATGCCCGCCCACGAAAACATACGAGAAAAAGAGTACTATAAATAAAAAGAAGGATAAAGTCATGGAAGACTATGTACAAGACACACTAGCCGCATCTCCTTATCCATTTTGGATAACAATACTACTTTTGGTTGGAATTTCCGCATTTATTAATTATATAATTATTTACTCAAAGGAAAAAGCAAGAAGGAAAGTAGAAGAAGAAACTGTCGCCAAAATTACTAAAGAAATCGAATCTGTAAAGGAAAGCTATAATAAAGCATTAGAAAAACATAAAGTTGAACTTCAGAAAGATTTTGAATCATACAAATATAGAGTTAAGTTATGCAATTCTATTGATGAACAGCTAATTGAACTTATTTATAATGCACTAAATAACTACCACAAAGAAGGGATTGGTTATCCTGAAAGTGATGATCGTGATTTAATTTCATCAGCCTATAAGATAAGTAACTTTTTATCTTCATACTACCCAAGATACAGCCACATTAATCAATTTGAGGAATTAAGAGACATCGCTACTAAAATAAAAACTCAAACAGAATTAGATTGCGCCCCAGTAATTCTTTCCCAATATAAGACCGATTTCATTCATAAATTAAACTTATCAATATCAATTTTCCTACCGAAATTCACATAAAATAAGCCGGAGCACTAAACTCCGGCTTTCAATTGATTAGCCCTTTGAATCTTAACCGATTAATAATCTCGGTATAAAGATAGTCTATATCTGCACGATAATCCTTATAATTGTTATAGTAAAACATGACATCAACGCAAAGGTTAGAAATTCCTGTCGGAGCTTTAAAGCCCAATATACCGGCAAGTATATCACGAATCCCCTTTGCAATCTTACCACCAGCCAATGTACTGGGGGAATAAAGAAACAGAATAATGAAAATGAATTTCTGGCGGAAGCTGGCACCGGCCCTTCTTTCGGGTAATCCGCGATTCCCCACAACCTCACAGTACCATTTGTATATTACAGGAATAATATTAAGATCCGATAAAATAGGTTTGATCAGCTCTTGCTCTCTCTCCGAGAGTCTTGATTTCTGCTCTCTGATAGATTTAAGCTCCGATATTGCTGAAAATTCTCTCACCATAACACGATTATTTTAAAAGTAAATAGTATATTTGCATCATAATCGTGTAAGAGAGGAAGAATCTTGATTGGTCGTGCGGTCTGGTTCTTCCTCTTCTATCTTAAAGACTTATCTCTTTCCTGAATAATCCTGTTTCTTTCATCAATATTCCTCCCCCAGATTGCAGCCGAGTAAAGTGCTCTAGAATACAAAAAAAGTTCCTTACTTGACGAAAGGAACTCAACTTTCAAAGCAGACTTTATTGAGTCTGTCAATAAATCATTGTCTATCATAATTATTGAGTTAATTTTTATTTTTTGAAAAACATATCTCCACTGATCGCTCGTGCGGCATCATCTCCTGTAAAACGGATGTACCGGAAAAAGTTTTGCTCTGACCGGTGATTTTCATGATCTCCAATGTTTTCATGCGGCCGGTCAGATACATATTCGTGGCGGCCGATCTCCTACCAGAAGTGATTTATATAGTCCTTTCTCGCTTGGCGGGACTGGACCGGTTGTGATAATTGTAATGCTTTGATCGTATCATTTAAAAGGTTATTAACTATTTAATTCTTTATCGAGCTATTTTTTTATTGAAATCAAGCCCAATATTTTCCAAAACGATTACATTTTATTATTTCATCTAATTTCAATTGTTTCCGACGGAACTTATTTATAGCCCGTTTCTCAAACTTTCTTTTTTTAGAACTGCAATGCTTCTTATCCATTCGACATTGGCGGCAATGGCATATCCCAATGCCTGTATGTGGTTCCTTCATGTCTGGTAAATCTTACATTAATTTAATTCATATCCGGACTGTTTTGAGGGTTATCGTTGATTCAATATTAATTCCAATTCATCGGGGAATACATAATCGTAGCCTTTAGGATTTTGTTTATGTGTCACATAAACGTCCCCACGCTGCAAATAGTGAATCCCTCGCCAATTATTTCTTTCTTCTATTACAGCAATGATATATCTTTCTAAATAATCGTCATTGACTTTGTAAGTAAACCCACATACAACACCCTTATATTTTGTAGTTTCAATCTCCATTCCTCCATACTTTTGATACAGAGACTCCATTTTATCATAACTGCTATTATTGCTCATATCTATACTGTTATTAGTTAATTAATATCGCTTCCTACAAGTGCCGCTATGGTATCAAATTCATCCTTTGTATACTCATAGCCGTTAATGATTATAATTTCATTCATATCTCTTTACTTTTGAGATTACCATGTTAAACAATTAGACTTAGTGCCTTTTTAATACCTGCTTCAAAAGCTTCTTCATAGGTGAAATAATATATGCCTACATCAACTATATATGGTCTGTTAGGGATTTGAATATGGTAGAAGTATTTCAGCAGATTATGTTTAGCAACCGCATTACCATATCTTTCTGTCATTCTGAGTACAGACACATTTATTTCGTGTATTTCTCTTAACCATTTAGCCGCAATAGTTTGAGTTGGTCGAGAATAACACAATTTGGGCAGGTCTTTATTTGTCCTGAATGCAGTTTTAATAAGCATACCGTTATCTTCTCGAATGATATTTTCACAATATATATTAAATCCTTTTTCTTTTAAAATCTTTGCCATTTTAAGCGTTACAAGTTCCTCTGTCATAGTTATTCTCCTTTCTCTTTAATTCGTTTCAACACAATTTTATTTATTTCTTAAGCTTATAAAGCCTCGTTTAACCAACTCCATCAGATCCGACATATTTTCTTCACTTATTTCTGCCTGAGTCTCACCATTTACAGACATATAGTGAGGAATGCCAAATCGATCACGGATTCTCTTACGGATAACAGGAGTAGACTTGTTCTCCCAGTAAATTGTAACTACCATATCTAAAATGGATTATCATCCTCTGCACCAGATTGTTTGCCTCCTAATAATGGGACATAATCAAGATTATAAAAGCAAGTCGTAGCGGCATTGAACCCACATATGAACCGTAGAAGTCCAATATTTCGTCCTTTAGCAATATCTATCATAGCCGTCCCTTTGGTATCTACATTAGAAAAATCGTTCGGATAGGATTTTTTATTAACCTCCGGCCGATATATCAGAATGACAACATCGGCAGCTTCCGCTATTTGTCCGCTGTCACGAAGTCGCCCCAATGTAGGAACTGGATTCATTGTATCCCTATTCAACTGAGAAAGGGTTATAATCCAGATGTCAAGTTCTTTTGCCAGGTTCTTTAATCGTCTGGCAACATCCCCCATCTGCTGCTCTTTATTAGCTCCCTTCATGTTCACATTCAAGATCTGAAGATAATCGATAATAGCACCGTCTATTCCAAACTTCAATTTCATATATCGGATAGATGAAATGATAGTATCAATATTAGAAGTGCTTCTATCATCAAAGTATATTCCCTTTCCCGACATTTTACCTACTCCAACATCTATCGCTTGTATCTGTGAATCAGTCAAACGTGAATACATGATTTGATTAGCCGGAACCCCACTTTCCATAGAGAGAATACGAGCCGTTATTTGCTCCTTTTTCATCTCCATTGAATACATAGCTATCTTAGCACCCAAAGACGCTGCATTTCGCATAATAGACACCGCAAAAGATGTTTTACCTTGGCTTGTCTCCCCTGCAATAATTATCAAGTCTGATTTTTGCAATCCACCTGACTTTGAATCAATTTTTTCAAATCCAGTAGGAATACCCGTTAATTGTCTATTCCCTAAAAGATTATCATTTATCATGCCATATACACTTTCAAGTCCATCGTTAATGGTTGAAATAGTAGTGCTACTTGATTTGAAAAGCGATGCAAGTTCATTACTCACCGAATTAGAGACATCGAGAATATCCTCTGCTTCTGAATAAGAGTTTGATACAAGATACTGTCCTATATCCCAAAATTTACGTCTTATCGCCAGATCGTGCAGCCGTGCTGCATACTGGTATAAATCAAAAGTACAGTTAGAAGCAATTCGCATATACTCCATAAGGTCAAACTTCACCCCATTAGCAATAAGTTTATTCTTGACCGCTACCACATCAGGCCGACTGCCAGACGATGCCACTTGAAGGATAGCTTCGTATATCTGAAGATGGAATGGATTATAGAAAGAATCCTTGGATAATAACTCCCTCACTTCTTCAAGCGCATTGCGTTCAGTGATAATAGTACCTAAGACAATCTTCTCAGAATCTTCATCTCGTAGTTGCACATTAATTTCCATATTCTTTTTTTGCCCAGTTTAATACAGTCCTGTAAAGGTTAGTATATCGTTTACGTAGATCCTTTCGATTCTCTATCTGCTCGATGATGTCAGCAATCTGTTTACCCGTATATTTCTCTTTGAGTTTTAGGAACTCAGCTTCTGTAATTTGAGAAGAAAAATTTTTAGGGTTACTACAAAAAGGGGCTTTACGTTCCAACCAATCATTGAATTTTAGAAAATCAGGATTTGAAGAAGCGGGTGAAGAAGCCACAGCTTCTTTCTTATCTCCGTTAGGAGATTCTTTCTTATCTTCCTTTTCCTCTTCCTTTTCCTCCATCGTGTTCACATCGTTATCACGTGGTGTTGACGTAGTGTTCACATCGTTATCATTTAAAGCCTTACTAATCAATTCTTTTACTATACCCTTACCGATATAAGACTTATCGTATCTCTTATCAAGGACTTGATGACTACGGAATGTGCGGATAAAGTAGTAGCTTTCTTCTGCGTGAATAATAGGTACTAACATCCGGGCATCCACTAAGGCATCTATCCACTTTTTTATTTCAGATACTCGTAAATTTTCATCGTAAGGGAATATTTGAGACTTGAGTAATGCAGCATTACCTTTGATAACTCCGAAATCGTCAGCAAAATTCCAACAACCAATAAAGAAAAGACGGCATGGAATTGGTAGTTTACCTATCTTTTCATCTTCCCAAAATTCAGGTTTGATTGTTCTTATTCGTGCCATACAAACATTTTATTAGGTAATACAGATTATATTCTCCACTTTGGGGACACTTTGGAATATGCTCAATGTCCTTAATTACTTCTTTTATACTTTTCATATTAGAATCTCACATTAGTTAGTTGTCTACCTTTGGAGTAAACGGCCCATTTGCCATTGCTTCCATCAACAAGCCTTAAATCAGATACTTCACCGAAGCGTTTGATATTTCCACATAAATCTACAATCCATCCAACCTCTTTCTGAGGATGTGGACGAATAGCCCGACCAACTATCTGATACCACATAGCAAGTGACATCGTAGGACGGGCCATAACAACCGTATCGAGCTCGGGATAATCAAAACCAGTAGTCAGAACTCCGACATTGGCAACGACCTGGATTTCACCAGATTTGAACGCAGCAAGGATTCTTTCACGAGTAGATTTGGGAGTATCACCCGAAACAATAGCGCATCCGGGAATGGACCACGTAAGCTGTTCAGCTTCTTTCAGGAAGCGGGTAAAGACCAAAATGCCCTTCCGTTTTCCTCCGGCTTTGGGATTCATCAGCCTTTGAACGATATGAACGAGATAACCGTAAAAGTCTATCCGCTCATATTCCCGTTGGACTGACTTGTCCGTGTAGTCGGCACCGGTGGTGTTCACTTTCAGGTTGAGTTCGTTCCATCCCGAAGGGTTCATCGGGTAATAGTTCAGCTTCGCCAAATAGCCCATATCTAATAGGGTCGATACCTGCACGTGGTAGATGACCTCCGAGAAGACATGGGGATTGGTGCGGGTGATGAACTTCAACATGGAACCGAAGTCACGTGAGGAGGACAACCGGTAAGGGGTTGCCGTGAGTCCGAGAACCTTGCATTTCACAGCTTCAAAGAAATCCTTGTACATTCCTTCTTTGGGGTTCACCAAGTGGCATTCGTCCACGATGATGTTCCTAAAGTGGGTGAACAGTTCGGGATGGTTCTTCACGCTGCCGATGGTGGCGAACGTGATGCGGCTTACCTGCTTTGAATTGAAGGAAGCGGAATAGATGCTGCAATCGAGGATACCGTATGAACATAACTTTTTGAAATTCTGTTCCAATATTTCTTTTGAGGGCTGAAACACCAAAGTATGTCCGTCGATCCTTGCGGCTATATCCGCTATAATAAGCGACTTTCCCGAACCAGTAGGCAATACCATAATGGCGTTTGTTTTCTTCGCCTTGTTGTTGAAGAAAGAGACGGCTGCATCAGAGGATTTTTGTTGGTAATCACGTAGTTTGTACATACTTCACTTTACTTAAAATGCTCAATGGGGAATCTTGACCTAACTTACTTAGAAAAGCGTTGACTATATAGGCTTGCTCCTTATTCATACCAACTGGAGAAAAAGAACCATCTTCATTTTTTATCATCATTACTAATGTTCCTACTTCTAAATCGTTCATAGACCTTTCTCCTTCCTAAGTTTCTTATTCAATGCCTTGTAATACTTGATTAGCTGCTCGTACTCAAAATCAGACATCTTAGAAGTACCAGCAGCTTTCACTTTCAGCAAGTCAAATTTCTGTTGTCCGATTTTAGCAATTAGATTCACCCGATAACCTTCCAAATGGTCCGCTTTGAACCTGTTGCAGTTGTGCATGGCATAGCCGTTAGCAATGAAAGTACGAGTATCTGTTTCCATCACGACAATCTCCTCTTTACCTATATATTTGATACTTTTCACTTTGGTATCATATTGAGATTTTAGTTTACCAAGTTTTTCAATATCCACCTTTTCAATTTTATGCGGACGAACACGCATTAAAAATTGGAGCTTCTCTATGTTTGTACCTGCTATAAGAAATTGCCAAGATTGATACGTTTTTTTAAACGTACCACGCCTATTTGGATCTTCCATCATCTGCCGACAAGTTTTATTATTTCCTGTGAACTTTTCAAGTAAGCGTTTTATTTCAGAGCAAATATCCATGTACTTCTCACATTGGGCTATACCGACACGAAAACCATAGCGTTTCGTCCCATCTGGATTAGAAATATTCTGTTGACAAATATGTCCGTCAGCATCAATCATTCCCGCAATCCATCCGCTTTCATAGGATTTTTCTTGTTGTATTACTTGAAATGGTTTACAGACAATGGTCGTAGTCCTATCTGTATGAGGTCCGGTCTTGTGCTTCCCATGAAGATTTACGCCATTAACCCACATTTCTTGTGTTTCAATCCATGTGTATGAAGTTCCTTGTCTTGCCCTTGCAAGCCATTTATGGTTAGCAGTTGTCTTCATTTTATCTCCATTCTCTAACTCTACCTCATACACATCTTGAATATCACGCTCTATGTGTGTAACCCTTCCAATCCTATATCTTCGTGAAGTTTTATAAATTACTTCTTCGTCAAAAGCAAATATTTCTTCACCAACACTAATTTCACCAAGTTGTTTCCATATAAAATCTTTCATTAAGACGAGAGAATCCGGTGTTAAACAGTGACGGCACTCAGCATGGCAGTTATTTTCATCGAAACGTGTCGCCAGATGCGTGCGACTGAAATAGTGCCCACAGTCGGCTTGCTCAAAAGATTTTATCTGATCGCACGAGATACATCTAAAATATCCGTTCGGCATTGCATCACGAAGCCGGATAAAAAGAGAAAACTCTTTGTCGAGTTTAGCTTTCAAATCCGGCTTCTTCTTCACTGTTACCCCTGCTTTATCAAACAGAGGTAAAGGCTTATCTTTCTTCTTAGCCTTGGCTCTTTTTATGTAGTATGGCATTGTTTATAATTTTAGTTTGTGGTGGTAGCAGGATTCGAACCTGCATGAGTGGTGTTTTTGCGGCTTTCTGATTTTAAGTCAGTCATTCCTAAGATGTCTCGCATGTTGCCGGTTTGGCTATTAACGGTTATCATGGAATTTTTCACCTCACATCTTGATTAGCGTCTACCAATTCCGCCATACCACCGTGTTTGCCCGCCATATCTTCACAGACCGAGCAGGCAGGTTAACAAAGTTATACTTCGATGATTACGATGTCTGGTGCAATCTGTCTGATTTGCTTCAGTTGTTCGTCAATCACCTTATTCTTGTATTCTTCAATGGCTTCATTTGCACCAGCGGACACAAGAGAAAGAGATACATCACGACCGTCCACATCAGCGTAAATCTCAACTTCTATCTCTTCGTTGGCAAAACCTTTGAAAAGAGGAATGTTTAGTTTGAAAGATTTTGGAAGGTTGGAATCAACCACCTGTGAGTAATTATCCACTTTGCTTCCGTTTTCTTCTTTACTACGCTCAATGTCTTGGTTTACCTTTGCTTTGAAGCTCTTCAAAGTAGAAACAAGCATCATGTTCTGCGACTTGTCAGTAAAGAAAGCTCGGTGCATCTTCAAAAACTGTGACAATTTGATAGGTTCCCAATTCTTATCTGTATTGATGCCGAACTCCAGCATTTCTTTTGAAGGCTGCAAAATGCCGTTGATTTCTGTCTGATAGTAGCTGGTTTCATCAATCGTCAGAGCCAGCCCCATCTTATCACGGTTTACGATAATGTTCGTCTCTTTCTGATTAATCAGTTCGACACGTTTCTCTAACCATCTGAAAGGTGCGTCTATTGTTCCATTGATAACCACTCTTTCCGGTTCTTTCGGGTCAAGTGCTACGGGTGCTTCACCTTCTCTTAACACTACTTCGATAGGTTTGCCGTTATAATCTTTCGGCACAACCAAGTTGATTTTGTTTTCGCTCATGATTCTGTTCCTGTTTTACGATTAATATTAAAAATAGTTCTTTGCATTTCCTGCGGCATGATAGGACGGGAATAAACCAGCTCACCAAGTTTGTTGTAATATCCGGCCATTTTTTCTTCATGATAGAGAATCTTCACACACTCTTCATTTTCAACATATTCAGAGCCTTTCTTTATGTTTTCAAGAAGTTCCTGTTTTCTTTCATTTAAAGGCTTTAATTCAGCCTTAAATGCTTCCATAGCTTGTTTTTTCTCTATCTCAATATCATTGATTTTGATTGAGGTTTCAGCAAGAGATTCTTTCTTTTGTGCTAATTCATCCGGTGTAAACCGATGTGTATAGCCAATCTCTTCCACTGCATCGGCATTGTCCTGTAGGAACTGCCATCTTTCCTTTTCGGGGATTTCTTGACCTAAAAATTTATCCATTATTTTTCATTTTAGAAATTAGTTCTTCTTTCATCCTCAGCATATTAGCCATGCCTTTCATTCGGGATTGAGCAGCAAGATACATCTGTTTGTATTTGCCAGCATCCTTCAAAGCACGCTCATACTTCGCTGTCTTTTCATCAGAAAATCTACCGGCACTATCACGGTTGTATATCTTGATTGGCTTTATCTCATTTCCGAATAAATCTTCCATAGCTAAATAAACTCTTTGTTACGTTCAATTTCTTGCTGGGCGTATATCAGCATTTGATGTTCATTTGCAGCCGGCAAATAGATACCTGCCACCGACGCGCTCCAATTACGGAAACGGTCAATACTCAGGGTCATTTCACCTGTTGTCAGTTCGGTAGAACTGCGCAAATAGGTTACTTCATTACCTTTCTTGTTGACCGTTTTTCTCTCAAACAAATCACGGTTACAAGTCCTCTTATAGAAGTCAATCTTGGCTTCGTCAAGACTGCAACCGTACTCACTACCGAAATACCCTAAAAGAAGATGCAAATAGCTGTTTTGGGCAAGCGTGCGGTTAGGTAGTTTCTTTTTCACTTCCACCACCGCACGTTCACTAAACAGCTTGTTTACATACTCCTTGAATTTGGGTATCTGATATTCATTCTTCAAATCGAACAACATATACTAAAAAGGTAAATCGTCCTTTACATTGCCATTAGCATCAATCGGAGGCGGAAAGTTCTGCGGCTGTTGCTGATAAGTCGGCTGCGGTGTAGGTTGTTGAATTGGTTGTTGTGCCAGTGTAGCTTGTAGGGATTGCGATACACCGCCACGCGCTTCTATTTTATAACACCGGATGGACACCATGCGTTTAAGTTCCCCATCCTGATTCGTCCATGAACGCCCCTGTAAGACAAATGATACAGTAACAACATCACCCTGATTAAAGCGATCAAGTTCTGCACATTTATCACCCGAAAACTCTAAGGGAATAACATTTTCATATTCGCTACGCTCACCCGTATAAGGGTCATAAGTGGTAGCATCTAAAATAAATTCCCGTTTAGTAAATGGGGAACCACCACTTTTAGATGGAATTTGGACGATCTGACCGATTTCAATTATCCGTCCGGTTATCTGATTTGCCATTAATTTTCTCCTCCAAATATCTTTTTATCGGTGATTAATTCTCTGTTTTCTTCCAAGAACCGGATAAGTTCCTCACAATGGTTAGTGAGGATTGGTATGTCACGCTCTGGGTTGAAAACGTACGTCTCTGTATAGGTATCTACCACATAACCGCCTTTGTTAAACTCTACGATGTTATACTCAAAAGTCCGTACATCCGATCCGTTCTGCATAAGTGCGTAAGGATATACCAGGTGTTGGTGGTGGTCTTTGAACTTTCCTACGGTGTAGCTACCGGTAGTTTTGATGTCATGAACGCTCGTAGGCATCAATTCATCAATCAGACCGTAAACCAAAACATTACCATAGACTGTTGGTAAAATCGCTTCCACCCTCTGCTGGGTTAATGCGCCTTTGAAATAATCAGCAAATTCTCGGCAAAGAGAAATGGGAAAAACAAATGTGCGGTCATTGTAAACAACCGTATAGCAAGTATTATCCTTGTTTCGCTCTACATCCATACCGTTCGGCTTGCGATTTTCTATAAGAGCGTCCACCAACTCATTAAAGGCTGTGCCCCTGTCGGCCGCTTCACTGTCGAAAGGTTTACGATTGATACAGTTTATCAGTTCTTGAAACTGTTGCTCGTGAAACTCTTCGGGGGTATGGGGAGGATTTTCACTCCATCCCCAATACTTATCCCAAATCACATCACTATTCAGATACCCCCAAAAGGCGTCTAAAAGTGTTGCATATATGCGGTAATTAGGCTGCTGCATCTGAATAAGTTTTAGTTTCTTTATCAAAGACCAGCCCCAAAGCCTTCACCTTTGAAGCAAACAAGCTTCTCGCCATCATTAAAGAACTACCAACGTGTTCAAATTCATTGATGTGAGAAGCAAATTCATTAGCAGAATTGGCATCGGTGATAAATTCAATACTCTCTTTGATTTCTTCTATCACCTTATCGTATTTCTCTTGTGCTTCTTTCTTGGCGGCAAGCATACCCAAATACGAATTGATTATTCTGGTAGTGATAAAGTCGTTTTTGGCAGTCGGATTGCCATTCTTGTCAAGGATGGTAGGAACCTCCATCACTGAAGGAAGATTGCAAGTGTTCTTACCGTCATTTCTTGAAGTAGGATCAAAAGTTATAGTGCGTCTCTGTATGCCTCTCTCGCTCTTCATTTCGAGATAACCGAGCAAATCCAGTTCAGTAACGATGGAGTTGTAGGACTTCTCACGCAAAGCAGGAATAAATACTGTATCGTCACCCTCTTTTCTCGTATCACGGTGAGCGACAAAAATAATATGCTTATTCAGACTTGAGAGTGTTCTTGCCATCCATGAAAACTCAGCATTAATACCACTCCAATCCCTGATAGACGGTTGCCGGCTACCACATTTATAAGTAATAATGAAATCCATCATCTTCCCAATGGTATCTACTACCATTGTCTGATAATCCGATAAATCTTCTTGCAAAACCTGTTGAACATCATTCCATGAAGTGACCTGTACGGTATCTATGTTTTCCAGATGCGCCATATTCATGCGCTTAACACCATTATCAAAGTCTAATAACAAAGGCTTCGGAGCACTCAACGCTACTGTACTCTTTCCCATACCGGCTTGACCGTAAATCATCATCTTTACGGTGGTGGGGATTACTAATTCATTCGATTTCTTAATTAAGGACATAATCATAAAATTTAAAGGGTTATTTACTAATTTCTTTCATTTCAGCTTTCGCCAGTGGAGACAACGTTTTCATATAATTACACTTGAAAGCTGCCGCATCCAGTTCAACTACATTGTATCGAACACCTGAGCGAACCTTTCCATCGGCATCCTTGTACCTCTTTACAATGCCTTCTTTGACCCATTTTGCAACATTCCCCTTTCCATAAGAAATGTGAGCTTGATTTTGGGTTATAAATTTGGGCTCTTTGAACGAATCAATGCGTTCTTCCTTTCTACCTAACCCCTTAGCGTAGTCCACCAGTTTAAATAAAACTTCCTCCGGCATCTGTATTATCATAAGACCTCCTTATTCTTTCTGTTCGTTCCACTCTCGTTCTTCTTCCTCTTCTCATATCGCCTTGTTCGTGATAAAGCGAAAAAGAAAACACACATAATAGACAGCAGGCAACCACCATACGGCCAATGGGTGAAAAGTTCATCGTTAAATTTATACCCGATATTCTCTCAAACACAAGCGTTGCAAGCTCTCTCCCGTTCCTTAATTGAAGAACCTCAAATGCTTTTTGTAGTTGGTTGTTTATCGTGCTAACCGCCCGGCATTTGAGATCAGCAATTTCTTTCTTTTCATACCCTTGTGCGTACATCCGTGCTGTAATCTCGCATTCGGGTGTTAGTTCAGTTAATACTCTTTCCATAATCGTGTAAATTAGACCACTACTTAGTCATGTTATTGACGATATACATAGAATTGGTGTACTTATTCTTCGAAATGGTATATACATTCTTACCACCCGGAGCTACAACACCTTTTTCTCTCAATTCCTTGTTTATCTCATGGGCCTCTTGCCTGTAGCCAGTTACCTCAACTTCTGATAGCGGGATAATCTTCTGTTTTCCCGGCTTTACTTTTAAAATCGTTTCTCTGATTGTTGCCATAAAACTTATTGTTTAATTAATGATTTGTGGATGGTAGAGGAGTCGAACCTCTCTCAATCGTAACAATTGGTTGCGCAACACGAAGCTCTAACCGATAAGCTAACCATCCGGAATAAGAAAGGTGTACTATTCTCACGAACGGCACACCCAGTACAAACACAAAATAAAACACGACAAACAAAACATCTAAACGTCTGCCTGTACGGTATTTCCTTGCTATCGGCCGGATAGTAGGTCGCTAAGCATACAGAGTTCAAGCTCAAAGACTACCAGCCCTCAGACGTTTAATTTGTTCTTAATTCCCTGAATGCAAGTATCACAAACGAAACGCATCCAATAAAAATGATACTCATTATTGTAATAGAGAATGTTTTCATAGGACTGTAAGTAGTAATAGCCCCGTATAGCATACCGATAGCACATATTGTCACCAGTATAGCTAAGATAAATTGAATTAGTTTCATAATTATGTGTATTAGTTAGTGCCTGTACCCCCATTGAAGAAAAGCTGTTATGCTTGGTAGAACTCATATTTCAAGTTCAGTACAGGCCATATGGTCGAAAACAGTACGGACGCCCAACCCGTTTTCTTACTGCTCTGGGACGATTCTTTGCGGTGTTTTCTATTAATTGTTATACATTGTACAGCTCGCAAGCTCCAACTTGCTTATGTACGTTCGTTATCTTTAGTCAACCTTGTACAGCTTATAGTATTACACCGTAAAGGTTTTCACAATCTTGTCAAAGAGCTTAATCAATAGCGCCCTACCCGATTCTCGCTATCGGTTGCCGTTCAATCCGTCAGTAGGGCTGTCGTGCGTTGCATAACCGTGTATTATGCGTATCGGCTCAAACCTTGAACCTCACAAAGAGCATCGTAATCCATACCGCTATCTTCGCCTGAGTCAGAACCTAAAAGAATAGTTTCATAAGTCTCAATCTCTTCTTTTATCACCTCGATAATATCAGCCTTACAATCTACGTTGTAAACTCTACAAGCAGTTTCTTCGTCCATGCCCTCAACTGCTACCAAGTCCCTGCGAAGAGCATTTAAACCTTGTTCTAATTCATAAGTAGTCATAATCGTAAGTATTAAGCAATTGATAATAAATTAGCTTTTTTATAGCACCTGAACTCGCCACGCTCTGTATCATAGTAAGTCTGGACGGTATCATTCTTCGCTCTCTTGTCATTGCCTGTTATGGCGGGCATCAACTTTTCATTGAGTGTACCATACGCCTCTCTTACAGAACCGTCTACTTTTTTGAAATAAAACTTGACGATCTTCTTTTTCATCTCAGCTTTCAATTTCATGTTTACCCAAGCAGACTTTAGAGCTTCAGACATTGAAAAGCCATTCTTTCTTACGAACTGCCAAGCCAATGACATTACTTCGTGTAAAAATTCTCTTGTTTTCATAATCGTGCGTTTTTAATATGTTTATACTATTGCTTATAAGAAGCAAAATTCGTTTCTTTGCAAAAGTGATTAGGTTATCACTGTTTGACGATGCAAATATACTAGAACTTCTATATCTAGCATAGAAGTTCTAGTTAATAAATGTTATTTAGCTAGATTTTCTATATTTAACCCTAGAATATCTATATGACTTTAAAAGAAAGAATGTTCTATTTGATTGAGAAAGAAGGTCTTAATCCGAATCAATTTTATACCATCTCTGGACTTGGAAATGGATATTTAAATAATGTAGGTGAAAGTTTTAGAAAACCTACGATTGAAAAAATACAAAAAAACTTCCCGCATTGGAATATGGACTGGATTCTTTATGAAAAAGGAGAACCTACAATAGACCTTCCTAAAGATAATATAGAAAATCTAGAAGCAATACCATTAAACCAAAACTACATTATAAATGTACCACTCGTGAATCAATACGCACAAGCCGGATATATATGCGGCTTCCAAGATGCTGCATACATAGCTACACTACCTACTATACCATTCATTATTGACCATGAAGCAAAAGGAAATTATGTAGCCTTTGAGGTCAGAGGAGACAGTATGAATGATGGAACAGAAGAAAGCTATCTTGAAGGAGATAGGCTTCTTTGTAGAGAAATAGCTCCCTATCTATGGGCAGAGTCTAAATTGCATATTCGGAAATGGGATTTCGTTATTGTACATGAAGGCGGAATTTTGGTAAAACGAATAATAGATCATGATGTAGAAAATCATACTATCACAATACACTCTTTGAATGATATGTATCCTGACAGAGTTATTGATTTGGCAGAAGTTAAACAAATCTTCAATGTGATAGAATTGCAAAGGCCAAGAAGGAGGTAGTTTAAAAGTTTAATATACAAACTATTAAAACTGATGCTATGAAATTCAACCAATATACATGGAACTTATAAACAATAGAATATTATGGAAGATATAACTTCAGAACTCAATGAGCAAAAAAGAAAAGTAGATTTTAATTCTTACGATATGAGTGTAAAGGAATTAATATCTATGGTAAATGATGGACTTATTGACATAGCCCCTGAATACCAAAGACAATTCAGATGGGACACATTTAGGCAATCAACTCTTATTGAGTCTATTTTCTTGGGTATTCCAGTGCCTTCTTTGTTCATGGCAACCAATCCAGACGGCACATGGGAAGTGATAGATGGGGTACAAAGACTTAGTTCCATCATTAATTTCGCTGCAGAAAAAGACTCTTCAGCAAGAAAGAAAATTAAAAAAGAAACTCCATTACAACTTTGCGAACTGAAGAAAATGAAGTCTTTTAATGGAAAGGATTTCAAAAGCTTACCGCGTTCATTACAAATTGACTTTTTGCTAAAACCGTTAAAAATAACAACATTAAGTGACAAAAGTGACAAATCCATAAGATTTGACCTATTTGAAAGATTAAACACCGGAGGCATAAAATTATCAGACCAAGAGATTAGAAGCTGTATTTTCAGAGGTCAATTTAATGATTTTTTAAAAAGACTATCCTTAAATAACAATTTCAGAAAGGTTGTAAAACTTTCTAAAGGTGCAGAAAATGATGGGACAAGAGAAGAACTGATTCTTCGTTTCTTTTCATGTTTGAATAATAAAAGTTCTTTTGATCATAGTGTTGTTGACTTTCTGAACGATTACATGAATGATTCTTGCAGGAATTTTAATTATGAAATAAATGAGCGTATATTTAATAATGTGTTTACTCAATTATCCGGTTTAAGCCATGGCATAGTAAAAAGCAGAACAAGCACCATAACTTCAGTTGTTCTTTTTGAAGCTGTTTCTGTTGGAGCCGCAGAGGCTTTGAAAGAAAAAGACTCCATTAACATTTCAGCCTTTTACGATTGGGTAACAGATAAAGACTTTAATAAATTAATCACTGGAGCTACAAACTCAAAACCTAAACTCCTTGCAAGAATAAAATTTTGTAGAAGCAAATTTTTAGAATAATGTTCGAAGATGTAAATGCTGAAGTCAATAGACGGTTAAAGGAGGTGAAATCATTTTATTCCCTAATAAAAGCCAACCCTGAAACTGAAGTTTTCGACATGAAGGTGTTCAAAGGTACATGTTTTGTAATACTGTATGGCGTTTTAGAATACACAATAACTGCTTCAGTTCAAAAATGCTTATCTATTATTAATCAAAAAAAGTATGATATAATACATCTTAAACCGACATTGTATTCAATGGTTTTCAATGATGAATGTAATGCTATGATGGAAGCAAGAGACAAAAAATGGATGAAAAGACATGATTTATTTTCCCAAATAAATTGCAGTCAAGTTTGTCATATAGAAGATAACTTATTTCCTGCAGGTTCAGGGAATATAAAATACCAACAAATAGAATCTATATGGAAAATTTTTGGTATATCCGCTCCTGCAGTAAATGAAGACAAAATGAAAGGGCGTTTATCGACATTGGCAGATAATAGAAACGCAATAGCCCATGGACGGGAATTGGCTTCAGTTATAGGAGGAAGATATACTATAAGCGAAATAGAAAATATATATAATGACATTAGTACATACTGCAGCTATATAACTTCAGCATTTGAAGAATACATTAATAATGAGGATTGTTTAATCCACTAAAATTATTAGAACAAGTCTTTTCAACTGGAGTGAATTAGAGAACCCCAATTTATTTAAAAAATTAAACAACTAAAATTATGATTGACTTTTTAACTATCGTACTTCTTATATTCGGAGTACTACAAATTATCCTCTTTTTTAAAGTGTGGGGAATGACGAACAATATTAAACGTATCTGGAAAAAGATAGATAATAAGGATTTTCTTTCTGATGCCTGTATTGCCTATATAAAAGGAAATATGGAAGAGACTGAAAAACTAGTAAATGAAGCCTTTTTGCAAGAAGTAGCCTTACTCTCAAAATCTTCAGAGGACTATGTAAGTTGGGAAAAAGCTTTTCGCGAATTGGAAGAAAAATATACTAAAGTATTCAAGAAAATAAATAAGCCTACACCTGACTTTAAAAAATATAGTAATCCTAAAATATATTTACTTTAATAAATTGGATTGGCACTACTTAACCCCCAACATATAAGAATCCTATATTTTATTTGAAAGTTCTATTATATTCAACCGATAAAAATAATCTAAACTTTTAATATACAATGAAAAAGTGTTTATTCGCATTAACACTATTACTGCCCCTCCTCCTTGGTGGGTGTTCCAGTGACGATCAATCAGATGACAACAACTCTCCGTTAATCGGATCTTGGATATCCATAGATGATGATGTCGAGATTTTCTATCTTGACCTCAAAAAAGACGGGACAGGGAAATGGACCGGAACCTACGCCGGAGAAGTGGAAAATGTACTAAGGCTCACTTGGAGTGCAACCGAAACCACTTACCATGTCAAATATGAAAACGGCAATTCTGAAACAAAACAGTATAGAATAGAAGGAAACCGCCTCTATTTAGGAGATGTGATATATACCAGGAAGTAAAGCCAGCCGGGGATCACTCCCCGGCTTTTTCTTCGTCCTTCTTTTTTGGATGGAACACAAAATCAATTACCTTCCGATTTGCCTTATCAATCCTGCTCCAGTCCTTTTTAACATAAGTGTCTGTGACATTATACCCAGACTTATGATTCAATGACGTTGCTACATCGTCCATCGAAATACCGCAGTCATTCCTTGCTATTGTAGCCCAAGAGTGGCGCGCAGCATAAAGAGTTAAATCGGGAATACCTAAAGCATTCCCGATCTTTTTCAGATTAAGATTCACCTTATGCACAAATTGCTTATGGCTCGCATATCTTATAAAGAAATTAAACGCTCTATCCCCTAATGAATCCTTATATCTTTCCAAATAAGGCTCAAGCTCCGGTTCTACTTTAATGGAAATAAAAGCCCTATCATCCCGCCTGGTTCTTGTCTTCCTCCGCTCGTACTCAAATCTATTATCAACAGGGGGATTCAAATAAAACATATCAACGGTATTCATTCCAACCATAAAGAACGACATCAGAAACACATCTCTGGCAATAATGACACCCAACATATTTTCCGGTATTCGATACTCTTTTATAGCTCTTATCTGTTCATCCGTTAAAGAACGCTTTCTTGTAATCGGTTGCTTTGGAATTTTGTATTTAGCAAAGGGATTATTGGAAATGCGGATTATTCCGGCATCTTCATCGTTATATTCAAGCTTTGCCCGATTAAATAACGCTTGTATCTTCGACATATAAAGCCGAACCCCGGAATCAGAAATATTTCCAATACCACATTTTGACCGTTGACTCTTTAAATCTTCTTCAAATTTAATTAAGAGAGAAGATGTGATATCCGAGAAACATAAATTACGATTTCCCACGAATACCTCAAACTTGCTAATAGCAATTCGATAATTTTCCCCTATCCGCCTACCTTCTTTCAAAACCTTATCCGCATAAGCATAACCAAAGTCGAAGAAGTTAATTCCTTCAGGCTTATTAGAAAGTTTATCTTTCATCAGTTCACATAATCCTTTAGCAGAATACAAATCAATAGAGTGACCCAATTTTGAAAGTTCGGCTCTAATTTTAAGAACATCGAGCATTACTTGGTCATAAATCGGATTATTCCTTTCTTTTAGTTCAAAAGTCTTCTTGTTTATCAACTCACTTCCCACATAGTGAGTGGTCGCAATATATGAAGATTGACGTTCGTGCGTAATCCGTATCTTCACATTCCAGGTATTATCTTCTCGCCTTTGATGCTTGAGGATGATTATTTTAACTGTAGCCAT